AAAAGAGTGAGGAGATCGCTGCATCCCCCGCCGTAGCGAATAACCGACCGCCCCGCTTATAAATCTAAAATTTAAAATCATAAACATTATGGCGAATTTATACGGCTCAATCTGCTTGAGCGACATACCGAAGGAGTTGATGAAAAAAGTAATGACGGCCAAGGGAGAGAAGATCTTCCTCAATATCTCGATCGGGGAGAAAAAAGAGCCTGTCACGTTCGACAACCGCACCTATACGCATTATGTGTCTTGCGCCCCAAGGAAAGAGGAGCGAAAGGAAGGTGTTTATTACGGCATAGGTGACTTGATGGAATCCACGTTCAAGAACAACATCCCCTCACCGGAGGATATCAACAACGCCCCATCGGTCGATGATTCGGATCTCCCCTTTTAATCATGGAACTATACTTGCTCAACACCGCCAGCGGATTGAGGCCATGCTATGATTCCGACTATGACGAGAAGAAAAAGCTCAAGCTAGGCAAGATCTACAAGGCCAAGATAACGCTGGCACGGAACATAGATTTCCATAGGAAGTATTTCGCCTTGATAAATTGCGCATGGTCTTACCAGAACGAGAAGACCACGGCGCATTTCAAGGAGAGCGTGGAGTGCTTCCGGAAGACTGTAGAGATCGCCGCCGGGCATTGCGATACGGCCTATAGTATATCACGTAAGGAATGGATAGAGATCCCGAAGTCGATAGCCTTCGACAAGATGGACGAGGCCGAGTTCATGGATCTCTACGAGCGTGTGAAGGACGTGCTTTTCTCGGTATTCCTTCGGGGGATATCAGAATACGATTTCATGAGAAACCTATCTAATTTTTAGTCATGAGAAAAAGCGACAGGCCTCCAAATTACCTTATCAATAAGATCGTGAGGCATGCAAACATTATTATCACAGCCCCTTATGGCAGCGTCAGATACATGGATGCGGCCAGACTCCTTAAAAAGGAGGTCAAGAAGCTAGAAACCTATAAGAAAAATGAGAGATCTTAAATACTGCCTCAATGAGGATTGCTGTAAAAGACATTGCCTCTGCCATCAACGGCAAAAACATTGGAAAGACCCGTCTAAAAAAGATGGGGAAACTGTAAGGCCGGAATCGGCCTTACTTGACGGGAATACTCCTTGCAAAGGGTATGTCCCACAATACGAAAGAAGAAAATATAATATTAAATATTAATGATATGGGAAAGAGAAAAGAAGGTTCTTACAACTTTGACAAGAACGTACAAATGTTTTTGGCTTGCGCAAAGGACGATTACCGTCCCGCTATGGAATGCGTATATTTCAAGGGAGATTGGGCCTACGCCAGTGACGGACATATTATCGTTAAAAACAGGATATCCGAATGCTCAAACCTTGACGAAGCCATGATACAGGCGTTAGACGGCAAATTACTGCATAGTCTATTTTTTAAGGACATGTTGAAATATGATGACATCCTTATCTCTGATGACGGAATAGAGTGCCATAAGAAGAATGACAAGGCGTTCTTCTATTTCGCGGATGAGAACTTAAAATATCCAGACGCAGAGAAAGTGATACAAAATTATCAGGCAAAACCCAGCGTTCCGCTTCCTCAAATATCCTTTAACATGGGCTTATTCGACATAATGAGGAAAGCTTTATATGAATGCGAACGATGCACGGCTACTTTCAAGGGCGTTAACGATGCCATCATTTTTGACAGCATGGTAGAAGACGTAAGCAGTATCGGATTAATCATGCCTTTATACAATGAGGCACTAAACCAACAAATATGAGAAATTTTATCAACAAACATTGGGTATTGATATTGGCCATAGCCTTTATTCCGGCAGGGAACAGAGTTTTTAACCATGTTGACGCATGGCTAGGAATAGTCATTATGTTAACTAGTTCATTATTTATAATTTACAAACTATTTAATTTTATCAAGAATGAAAAGGACAAGTTTTAAGTTTTTTACTATAGCGATAATCGCTATGGTATTTTTATCCTCTTGTGAACGTGTAGCACCTAATTACGCTGGGGTATTGATGGAAAATTACGGGAAACAAGGGAAGGAGGATTTCAAGGTCGTATCAGGCAGGGTTTCAACTTGGGAATGGGGCACGGAATTATTTCAAGTCCCGCTATTCGACCAACGAGGCGAGTTCGGAAGCCCTGTCACGTTAAAAGCCGCAGACAATACGGAGTTTAACGCACGCCCCACTTACTCCTACAAGGTTATCAAAAACAGGGCAATAGACGTTGTTTTCGATAACAAGCACATAGACAAGGCCGATACGGAATCAGGCAAAGACGGTTTCATGCAATCATTGGAGGATAACATACTAGAACCTCGCATCTATGACCTGATCAAGGAGGAAAGCCGTAAACATAAGACCGACAGCTTAATGGCAGACGGAGGTTCGCTTCTTTTTGAGAAACGCCTTGAGCAGATTGTAGATAAGGAATTCGAGAAAAGAGGTCTTCAATTACTCACATTCTCGGCGCAATTAGAGTTTTCCAAGGCGGTTCGCGAGAAAATTGATAGTAGGAATGAAGTTAACACCAATATTTCGGTTTTAGACCAGCAGATAGCGGAGCAACGGAAACGCAACGAGTTGGAGCAATTGAAAACGGAACAAGCGTTAATCACCTCGAGAGGATTGACTAAAGAAATTCTTTATAAGCAGTTTATCGACAAATGGGATGGTCGTACCCCCATTTATGGAGCGATACCCGATTTAATAAAGATTCAGAACTAAGGATATTAATATTAGAGTGTGTTTTTCATGGTATTAGATTTAGTTTTTATCCCCGCCGTCCGTGAGGATACGCGGGGATTTCGGGCGGTAAGTATTCCGGGATGAAACGTTACGGAGTGCGCATGACGTAAAGAGGCCGGTTCGATCCCGGCACCGTCCACGAATAACAAACATCTAATTATGGAAACAATACAGAATTTAGATCACTTGACAATGGCCATGTACCTTATCACCGCAATACTCGGACTTATAGCAGTGATCTTGGCCATATTCTTACTAATAAACGATAAAGAAAGGAGGAATCCATGGGAAAGAAAAGATACGAATTAGTGATAGCCGTTGACCCGGACATAGATAAATCCGGCGTATGCGTACTGTCTCCTTCAACGAGACAGCTAATTCTAAAGAGCCTCCCCTTCCCTTCCTTGATTGACTTTATCAAGGAGGCAAGAGAGAGATACAAGGGGATAGACATAGTGGTCATTGTCGAGGCCGGATGGCTTAACGAAAAAAGCAACTACCATAAGGCTAGGGGTAAATCCGGCGAGAGGATAGCCAAGTATGTAGGTCGTAACCAGCAAACCGGGATATTGCTTCTCCAGATGTGCGAGCACATAGGGATTCCCTGCGAGGAGGTAAAGCCTTTGACCAAGCATTGGAAAGGGGACGAGGGCAAGATAACCCATGAGGAACTCTCCTACATAGTCGGTCCCTTGCCTAAGAGAACGAACCAAGACCAACGTGACGCTACGATTCTGGCTTGGTGGTACGCCGATCTACCAATAAAAATAAAGACTTGGTGATATGGCGAAGAAGAAAGACGAGCAAGAAAAGGTGAAATGTGGCGATTGCGCCAACGGACATCCTCACAAGGGGCTATGCGTTTGGTGCATCATACATGATGCTGGACGGGTAGCTAACTCCACTAGATTTTGTAACACTTTTAAAAAGAGAAGATAATATGGAACAAGAGAAATTTGATTTATGGTGCGTGGTCGAGTTATTCGGCCATTCAAGGATAGCGGGAAGATGTACGGAACAGAACGTGGCCGGTACCAATATGCTTCGGGTAGACGTTCCGGATACGAGTAACCAACCCGGTTTCACCCGGTTTCTATCATCGGGGGCCATATACGCTATAAATCCTGTCTCCGAGGAAGTGGCAAGGCAAATGGCGGAGAACCTGCAAATACAACCTGTAAACATATGGGATGTAAACCACCTTGTAGACCAGAAACTAAAGTCCTTGCAGGGAGGAGAATCCCCAGATTTTGATTTTTAGTATATGGATAAGGGTTTCATAATGCTCTCTCGTAAGTTTTTTTCTAATGAAATGTGGGAAGCAGCCCGGACATTCTCGGAGTGCGAAGCGTGGCTTGATCTAATACAATCGGCACGATTTGAGGCAACCGACACGATCGAATGTATCGGAGGTAGAGAAATAACATATGGGAGAGGACAATATCCGGCTTCAAACCGTTTCCTCGCTGGTAAATGGAAATGGGGAGAACAAAAAGTCAAGACATTTCTTGCCAAGTTAAAACGGAAAGGAATGATAACTACGGATAAAAGCCAAGGGATGAATGTCATAACTCTTGTTAAATACAACGAATACAATGGTAATATCCCAACAAGCAACCCACAAAGTAACCCAGTAAACAACCTTTCAATAAACGACTTAGAGAGTTTGATAACTCAATTGATATCCCATAGAACAACCCAGTGCCAACCCAGCGATAACCCAAATAATAATAAAGATAATACTTTAAGAGAGAGTCTTAATACGCGTGAGACGCTTTTCGAGAATTTCAAGAATGAGTTATTGGGGGACGAGGAATGGCGCAGATACGCTTGCCAGATATCGGGATTGAGCGTCGCTTTCAACGACCTCATTCCCGGCGAGCTGGATAACTTCCTCGCTTGGATGGTATCCACCGGGGAGGGCGATACGCTAAAAACGATAGATGACGTTAAGAGACGATTCACCTATTGGTGGCAGGGAACAGGACTAAGGGCTTATAATCAAAGACATAATGGAGGAACAAGAAAAGAAACTTTCGGAGGCTATACAAGCCATGCGGGGGCCTACGGAAAAAGAGAGGCTCCAGCAAAAACAGGTGTTCAACCTAGTGAAGAAGCACGCAAGGACTATACAGAACGTTTCTAGGTACGATCTCTCGGACGATACGGAGTACATCAGCCACGCCCGGATGATAAAGGCGCTAGGTTGTAATTACCTAGGGATCGAGAGGCGGCAATTCGAGACAGACAGGGGGAATGACAAGGTTTTGAGATTCCTGTTGTATTATTTCAACGATTGCCCGTTGGCCGAATCCGTATTCCCGGAGGAGAACTATAAGCTGCACAAGAACCTCCTTATCGTGGGAGATCCGGGAACGGGCAAAACGCTCATGATGCAGATATTCGCCGATTACCTGAAATTGACGGATAACCCCAAACGCTTCGTGAACCTATCCGTGACCCAGATGATGAACTATTACAAGATCCATGGTCACATAGACAGGTTCACGTACAACGAGGAGGCCGGGAAAGGGAGCATAGAAGGGAACCCGTTCGATATCTGCCTTAACGATATCGGTCTTGAGACGGAGAACCAGAAAAGCTACGGCACCAGCCTTAACAGCGTAATAGACGAGTTCCTATACGCGAGGTACGAGATATACCAGTCCCATCAGAAGAAGTATCATATCACTTCCAACCTGTCCGTCACGGATTTCAAGAATCGGTTCGGAACTAGACTGGTGGACAGGTTCAAGAGTTTTAACGTGATAATCCTAAACGGAGAAAGCAGAAGAAGATAACATGGAAATAACAGAGAGATTGAGAAACACCCCTACCGGTTTGATCGTGTTGGTAGGAGACATGAAAATTATCGTGGAAAAGTACAGGCCGTACTATAACGGCCAGAACAAGATCCCGTGCAGGGGATGCGTCTTCCGGGACGAGGGAGCGAGATTCTGCGAATACAGCAAGGCTTGCATGGCCCATCTGAGGCCGGATCATGAGAGCGTGGTGTTCGCTAAAACAAATAAGGTTTAATCATTTATCATAGTTGAATACCGTATTCTCTATGATGAGAGTAAATAAAAATCAAATATTATGGCTATAAGCGAAGTTTACAACGAGGATTGTATGGACTATATGAGAAACATTCCTGATAAATTCTTTGATCTAGCTATCGTTGATCCACCGTATGGTATAGGAGAGGACTGGAAGAAAAGGAATAATGGGTATAAATTCAAGGATACATCCTATAAGAATAGCCCCATCAAGGATGCGTCATACTTCGATGAGTTAAAAAGAATTAGCAAGGATCAGATCATATGGGGATATAATTATTACACCCAATATCTAGGAAATACCAACTATTTGATTGTTTGGGATAAGATGAGCAACAATAACGATGTGTTTAAATACTCGAAATGTGAGATAGCCTACGTGTCAAAAAAAATCCCATGCAATCTTGTCTCCATTCCGTGGGATGGATATAGGATGGGACATGAGACCGGAAAGAGAAAGATACATCCACACCAAAAACCGCTCTCATTGTATTTATGGATTTTGAAAAATTACGCCAATCCCGGTGACAAAATTTATGACTCTCATTTGGGGAGCGGAAGCAGCCGTATAGCCGCCTATAAAATGGGTTTTGATTTTTACGCAACCGAGATAGACAAGGAATATTTCAATGCCCAAGATAAAAGGTTTAAGGAAGAATGCCTAGGTGAAATCATATTACCTAGTGGTAAAAAGATAATACAGACATCAATGTTTCAATTATAAATAAAACGATCATGAAAATGGAAAAAGAAACTATAAAGAACAAAGTATTTGAGATCATTGAGAGTAAACGTTATCACAAAGGTCAGCCACTTACGATGGAATCCAAGCTGGAGGATGATCTATGGATGGACAGTCTTGACGAGATAGAGTTATTAATGGAATTAGAGAAAGAGTTTGGCATATCGATCCCTGATGATGATCCCGGACGATGCCTTACCGTAAAGGACGTTGTTGATTATATAATCCGGAGGATGAAAGAATGAGACAATACAACGATTGGGAAGAGATCGACAAGGACACGAACGGCCTTGTCACCTCGCTAACATACATGGTACTTTTCGTTAACGACCAAGCGTATAACTACACGGTATCGCTCATGGAGGCCATTAGGAATAGCGAGCACTACAGGCATAACGCCAAACGGACGGCCAACGCTATCGAAAAAGAGATAGACGCTTATAACACGAACATCTTCCGGATAGCCAAGGCCAATAAGGAGGCGTTCGCCGAGATAACGCAAAGCATGGAGGAGGACGTACAGCCTCATATTGAGAGGTATTATTACACGATCAGCCAGATATTGCTGGATCACGGGGTATCGGGCTCATCTAACCGGATCGCATCCCTGTCATCCACGATAAACATGCTGGCGCAGATGTCTAGGATCACGATAAGCGATTTCGGCGACAGGATGCGGGGGATCGTCCCGTTGGCGTACAATCCCCTTTCCTATCTGGCACTGGACAAGGTGGAGTACCTGAGCGATCGGTTATCAAGTGAGGTCACGGGGAAGGACGTGAGAATAAACTTAAATGAGCAGCCCGGGATCGTGAAGGCGTTCACGGCGATAACGAACGCTATACTTAGGCCGGAGGTCTTTGAGAAGGCTTTTGACAGGGCGGGATAATTTTTCAAGGATTTTATTTGGCGTTTTGGAAAGAAGTGGTACATTTGCAGCGAACTTCATACACATAGGCAAGCGGAAGCCTGCCATATATAGCGGGCATTTTTTATGCTTGTAAGATCGTTGCATCTATATGATATAGCGGTTGTTTCTCCCGTGTGGAGCGTTAATGCGCCCACTGCCTATGTGGTGAAGTTCAACGGGTCGGAAGCAACCGCTTTTCGCTTGCCCTGCTAAATAGGGATGCAGCACAAAACTTTCCTGTAATGCCTAAAGAACTTCAAAAATGGCAGAAATTACAACAAACGTAGGGGCGTTAATCCCCATTAATGAGAGTAATGGCAAGAAAGCCGTTAGCGCAAGAGCTTTGTACGACTTTTTAGGTTGTACAGAAAGATTCCAGTCTTGGTTTGATCGGCAACTACAGTACGGTTTCGACGAAAACAAGGACTATGTAGGGTGTAAAGTATTTAACACCCTTGCGAATCAAGAACTTCAAGATTACGCAATGACATTAAGCATGGCGAAAGAAGTATCAATGATCCAAAGAAGCGAGAAAGGGAAGCAAGCCCGCCGTTACTTCATCGCTTGCGAGGAAAGACTGAAAGAAAGCAAATCAATTAGCCAATCCAGACCATCGTCCGTCACCCCGACAAAAGTCCGTGCCGGAATCGAATGGGTGAAAGGCGTAAGTGAGATGCTGAACCTCAATGACGTTTCCAAGTTGTCATTACTGGAGAAGGTAGCCACGCCACTTGGATTGCCATTGCCCGATTACGTGCCGTCAAAAGGAGTGATGAAGTCGGCTACCGATCTACTCAACGAGAAAGGTTACAAGGTATCACGGAATCAATTCTACAAAAGGGCTATCGAGCTAGGATATATCGAACGTATATCACGTAAATCATCTAAAGGCAAGATCAAATATTTCAACTCCATATCCAAGAAAGGACTCGAATACGGAGAGAATCAGATAAACAAGAACAACCCGAAGGAAACTCAACCGGAGTGGTATGTGGACAAATTCGATTCTCTTATGCTAGTATTGGGATTTTCAAAGATGGAGGAGTTGAACTATGCAGGCTAAAGAATACGATTTCACGTCCTTCAACGAGTTCATTAACAAGGTTATCAATCCATCGGAAATGTGCGAACAATTGACAGACCTTGTATTCAATTACTCATGGTGCATCAACGAGGAAACGGTGGATCGTTTCAAGGACGATATCGCCACGATCTATATGTTGCTAGGGGAGTTCAAGAAACTCGCAGAGCAGAACTAATACTTACCCGGGGTATTCCGTCCAAGGGATACCCCCTTAAATCAACAGGAGAAAATTAGCATGAGAAATAAAGAACTAATCGCTCTATTACAAGAGCAAGACCCGGAAGCGGAGGTAATGATCCGCACGTCCGATGGAGAGTATGAGTACGATCCGGTGGATGTAACATGGGACGAAGAGATAGAATGCACAATTATTCAGGAGGGGTAAATATGAAAAATGAAACAAAAATCCTCAATTTATTTGTCGGTAACGACAAGTATAGACCAGCATTAAACCAAGCGTTCAAGCAAGGGGACATGGTATGTGCCACTGACGCTATCACGCTTATAACAATACCTATATCCTTGATAGGTCTTAGGTATCCGTATCAAGACAAGCCAGATGTATCATCTGTGTTGAATATAAGGAAAGAATGCCATGAGATCATAGAATTGTCTTGGTTGAAGGAATTGTACGATGACGTTCCGATGATAAATGAAACGTATAAGTGCGATGCTTGCGCAGGTACCGGGATGGTTGATTATGAGTTTTGTTTTGATGATATAATCTATACAGAAGAGGAGGAATGCCCCGTATGTCGTGGAAATGGTCATTTAGGCGAGACTGAGGAAATGATAAAAGATCCCCAATATGACATTGACATACACGGGAATCCTTTTAAATCCGGGCGTGTGCTTAAAATGATAAATCTCATGAAGCTTATTGATATCACCTCTTGTGTTCTTGTTTCGAACCCTTCATCTGAACCTAACCTGTTTAGGTTCGAGAATGGGATAAATGTAATATTAATGCCAAGTTTTAGATGATATGAATCAGATTTGCACGAATAAAGAACAATCATCCCGGCTATTAGAGGCCGGGGTGAACCCGAAGACGGCGGACATGTATCTTGACGAGTTCGAATGTCCGGTCGCATTTGAATATAGAAGGATTGAAGGGCACGTGGGTCAAGATATGGCATTCCCGGCTTGGTCTCTATCGGCTTTAATAGACATGATGCCAAAATCGTACCAAGACGATATAGACGGAATGATTTATTACCTATCCGGAAATTTCGTTGAACTCATGTACGCATCGGACAAGATCGAGGATGAGGAAGGCGACAAGACTTATACTTGCGCAAACTCCTTCAACAAGGAGAACTTGATGGACAATGTGATTGACGCTATAGAGTGGCTCATCAAGAGAGGTCACTTGAATAAGAAATTCCTAACAGATAAATAAATATGAGCAAAGAATATAGAGTCGTAAGATACTTCTATGGTTATCCCGAATACACCATGTGTAAATGTGATACAATCGAAGAAGCGAGAGTTAAGCGCAAAGAGCATAACGATAAAGAGAACAAGCCTTATATCAGTTATCATATATTGGTAGATGGCGATGAGAAATTTAGTGGTAAATCCTATAGAACTGAATGATTATGAATGAACAGGTATTATCAGTAGAACAAATGCAACACCTTATTAAATTAGGTATTGACGTGAGCAGTGCAAGCATGAAGTTTATAAGCACCCATCCAAGTTGTGATTATAGCGAAGATGATGAAATCGAGTTTATACCAGTCTGTGTTAATTTTTATGCTAAACAGTATAATGAGAGTGGCAAGACATTTACCTTGCAAGATATGTTGGCTCTCATGCCAAAACAGATAGATGACTATACATTGAATTGGTACATATCAGAAATGATTTTCAGATATGATAAAATTGATTTATTTGGTAAGTTTGAGGTGTTAGAGGATTTATCGTTCTATTTCAACGAGAATGTAACAATCTTAAATGTAGCCTATGGTATGCTCTGTAAGCTTGCGGAATGTGGATATTTAAACAATAAGCATTAACAATGGAAAGAGATATTGATAAGAGACAGACGGTAGAAGAAGCGGCTCATTTCTTCGCTGAAAGCAGGAGTAGCGGTAGTGCATTCCCGGCGTATTATCAGGGATTTATAGCAGGTGCCGAATGGCAGGCAAAGCAATTACCGTGGATAAGCACAAAAGATAAGTTACCTGATGATGAAGATCTGGTAATAACTGGCTGCTGGTGTACTGATTATTTTAAATACTTACAACAGGGTTGGTATTGCAGAGAATGTAATGAATGGTATGATATTAATGGTGATAAAATTTGTGTTACCCATTGGATGCCTATACTCGATCTGAGGAATAGTATTAACCGAGCCTTCAAGGGAGGCTCATAATAAAAAGAATAGAAGATATCGCTTGCTTTTCCGGGAAAATTCGTAAGTTTGCGGTGCGAAGATTACACATAGGCACCGCAAGCGAGTGGTCCAGTAGAGAATGAGAGAAGTATAAGCAGCTCCCATAATCCGTTCATGTATCTCTACGATATGTGTGGTCTTCGCAAACTAGGATTATGAGGGGTTGCTCTTTTTTTATTCATCTAATGCGAAGACCAGATGAAGCAAACAATTCTTACAAGAGAAAGTAGCACCGTAGAAATCAGACGCTACTTCATGGCAGTACTCAAGCTGTCAAAATCAGATCAAGAGTTCCCCGTGAACCTTGACGAGGTATATCCTTTAGTGTACAACAAGAGATCGGATGCCGTAGATGTCTTGCAGAAAACATTCATGCAAGATATTGACTATCAAGTTTTGCGGCAAAATCCGCAAAACCCAAAAGGAGGAAGGCCAAAGATCGAGTATCGACTATCCGTGCCCTGCATGGAATTTTTTATCGCCCGGAAAATACGCCCGGTGTTCGAGGTATACCGGAAAGTCTTTCATACGACTGTAGCTAAAAACGCATCAATCCCATTGGAAAGCAAAAAGATCCAAGAACTAAAGAAGGATATCTCAATGTTAGAGAACCGTCTTAAATGGGCCAAGATCACCTCTCAGCAAGAAACCGATCTAAAGAACTCATGTTTCTTTTATCTCGTAGGAAAAGGTCTGTATACCGAATGGCACGAATGGAATCAAGAGCGTATAACCAAAAGGATCACGGAAGAGATCAAGAGATCACTCAACATTTAAATTTTAAAATCAGGTTATTATGGAATCAAAATTAATATTGTCAAAGAATAGTAGCGAGAATGAAATAAAACGTTATTTCAAGGCTGTTTTAAAATTAGCTCAATCTGATGATGAGTTTCCAATCAATCTTGACGAAGTTTGGCCATTAGTCTATTCTGAAAAAGGGAAGGCCGTTAGAGCATTGACTTCAAATGAACAATTTATTGAGGGGGTTGATTACAAGACGCTTGCCCAAAATGGCAAGCAAGATGAAACAAGCTGGGGAGGAAACAATAAGATTGACTATAAACTTACCGTTTCATGTATGGAGTTCTTTATAGCGAGAAAAGTAAGACCAGTTTTCGAGGTGTATAGGAAGGTATTTCACAAACCAACGGAACAAACGTTATCGCTATCCGACAAAATGAAGGCGGCTTCGTGGGCGGCAAAATTCCTAAACTTAAATGATAGCTCTAAATTGCTCATGGCAAAGCAGATACTCGATCCATTGGGTTTGCCTACCCCGGACTATACGGAATCCAAGGATCAATTATTGTCAGCCACTGAACTACTGGGAATTAACGGATTAAAAATATCCGCACAGGCATTCAACGCAAGAATGGCCGCAAAGGGGTTGTTAACGACCTTGCAACGACAATCCAGCAAGGGCATGAAGAAGTTCAAATCCTTGACAGCTGCCGGGCTTAAATATGGGGAGAACCAAGTAAACCCTAACAATCCCAAAGAAACACAACCTCTGTATTACGCTCATCTATTCAGTGGGTTATTAAGCGATATTGGACTATAACAGGCACATCAAGTGCCGTATCCGGGCCATCACCTCATAGAAGTTGACAGGCTCGAAATCCAAGGAATCCGTGAGGCGGTCTATCTCCCGTCTTGCGGATTCCTTCTTTGCGTGTCCTTTATTTTTGGTTTTCTTAGTCATCCATGGCGCACATGTAAATCCAGACCTTGCCTTCAGGAGCGTCATCATCCATGAAGTAGAAATTGACAGCGTCCTCGATGATCTTTTTCTCGGCATCCGGACCGAACCATTCCGTGAACTTTACTTCCTTGTCGTGCCACGCTGAATTTAGCGCAACGTAAACATCCCAAATATTAGCGTTGCCCGGTACGCTCATGCCTTTAGCGACGGCGGTTACTTGCTGGATGTTCCAGTGCTCACCCTTATCCTCCCCCGACTTGCCTTTATGGTGCATTGCCGCCACGTCCATCTTAGCGAAATGCTCATTATAATGAGGCCCACAAAAAACCTCATGTATATCACGTATGGCCTCGTCATACGTGTCGGGATCTTTCTCTTTTAGACACTCCATAGCCTCGTCCAGCTCGCATATGGCCTCCCACATCTTTTTTTCGGATACCATCCCTTTTGAGTGGTAATCCTTCATCAGTTCTTTGTAACGCATGATCTTGCATTTTAAACATTAATGAATCAAGCGCCGGGAGCCGCTGGAAAGGTAGCGGAAATAGTCAATGGGGTAGCCAAACTTACACCGTAGGCACGGTTACAACACTTGACGTTCTCGGGCGTGACTTGGGTGACGAGAGGGGTAAGAGATATCGTGGGAACAGCGCCAGCGGCCCCGATAAAAGCTACCTTGAATTGCTCGACCCATTGCTTGGTAACCGTCCTGCAGGATCCCTTGGGCGTATAAGCCACAAGTACGGCGGCATTGATCGTAACCGTCGTTTGCGTATTCACCGTACTTTGCTCGGCGACGGTGAAATTGACTATGCCGGTAGGCTGTACGCCATTGTCTGCGCAATAGGCCTGACATAAATTCTCCACTACATTAGTCAAGTATTGCTGGCTGGTAGCGGCGATCGCAATTGGTGTTAATTGAATCATGATCGTAATTATTATTGATTATTTATTTATCCACATCATCACCTTGTGGAATAGGTTCCTCTGTCAATACCTCGTATGAGCCGGTCTTTTCCGGGACCGGAAGATTGTAACGCAACAACGTCCTTAGTTCCTCCAAGTCATCGGTCTCGAACTCGACCTTTCCCTCAAACAGGGAAAGCCCGCCGTTTCTTATAGCGTCCTCCACCACCTTGTGCGCCAACTCCGGGATAGCCTCATCGGGGATGCCTTGAAGGTACCGAGCCAACATCGGCTCAACTAATGAGGATGACAATCCGTCTAGCAATGGGGATATCTCCTTGGATATGCTCCACATGGGACTTACCCAACCCGTGGAGCGTAACTTAGCGTCTATGTTCGCTATGAAAGGAAGTTGTCCCAACCGAGTTCCCAAGAGACCTTGGATAGCGGGCTGTGCCCACTTATTGAGCACAGCCGCCAGTTTTTGAGCGTTAGAGTACATGGTCATCATCAATTACATCCGCAACATCCCGTATCACAAACCTTACGTTGCGGGATCACCAACTCGCTCAATGCCGCTAGATCCGCGATCTGCTGTTGCATGCATTTCAATGTAGCGGTGTTAGTCCCATTGTAAACGGCTTGGTTCATGTTAATTGAGGCTTGTTCCTCCTTGTTCCTGTTGATGATTGTCAACAAGCGGTCATAAACATCCGCCAACTTTTGGTCAGTGTAAGTGTTGGATTTCAACAAGGCGATCTCAGAGTCCTTAGCGGAAATCTTATCCATCATCCCAGCCTCATAGCGGGAAATAGGCCTGTCTTCGGATGTGATTACCTCAACCGGACCGCCATATCCAGCGTTCCTTACGTTGCCACAACCACCCAAAAGATTCCCGGCGTTCAATCCCAAGAAAGAAGCGATACCTGCGGAAGCTCCCACGGTGTTGTAATTACCTTGGCCTTGCCCGGTGACACTGTACTCCTCACCATTCATTCCTTTAATTCTCATAACCTAGATTTTTTAATGATCATGTCCGGGTATCCCGGACACCACAAAAATCCAGAGAAGTGCCTTGCTAAATAAATATCTCCTTGCTAGCTTGCTGCGAGGTTGTTGCTAGTTCTTTGCGGAAGGGGATGAGACAAAAAAAGCGCCGCCAATTTGTGTTGACGACGCTTTTACCTTTTAAGGGAGGCTTTATTATGATATGGAAAGGAGCTCTTCTCCTAATTTATGCAAGGCTGTTTCCAATACATGCATTGTAGCGTGTTTGGACTAGATATATGTTTTTTCTATCTGAGTATTTATCAAAACTATTCCTTTCTAGGAATTCATTATACTCCTTAGCTATTTTTTCATCTAAATTTTTCATATCATTCTCTTTTATATAGCATGAAATAATTTTATATGGTAGACAGGAACTCTGACAATGAATCCATGTCCGAAAATTCTTTAACCTCACTGTCCTCATGCATATTCCTCGGTTTATTTCTATTACCTTTTACTATTTTCATCATCAGATCTATAGAGTCGTTCTCATTCTCCATAGAGACCCTCACTTTATCCAAGGCCAAAGCCTCTATTGTATTGCATAACTCATCCGCAAATGATCGAGACATAAAGTATACATCCTTAAAATCTATACGTACACATGGGCTATTCAAATCCTTAGCCCTCATATAGATTTTTTTAGCTTCTGTCCTAGAACGAAGCTCTCCCCTTATCAATTCTGATATCACAATTGTCTTTTCCATGATCTTCATTCTAAATATTCATAAAAATTAAACATCCTTTCCTCTTTATATGGTATCCTTAATGCCACTATAGTTCCATCCCATTTTATATAATCAGGAAGTCCTATATATGATGTCTCTTCCTCTGACATAAGATGAAACGCTTGCCCAGACAGCAAAAAATATGTTCCTCCAAGTCCCTTAGACAACATTCTCTTGCAAGTACTTATACCATAACCACGATTCTCGGTATCTGGTAAATTTTTAGTCGATATACCCTTTCCAGCGCTTTTTAAAGCCTCCACATCGTTAGTTATACCTCCCTTGCCAGACTTAACATAACTACCCAGTATACTTATACCATTATCCGCTATGCAAATGTCTATATAACTCTTTGACGGATAATACTGAGCAAATATATAACCAAATTCACTCTCTGAATGTTCAGATATATTGTCAATCGTCTCAGTCAGCATATAAGATAAAGCCTTTCTCAACTCTCCTTCAATATTTAATTGCCTTATCATTATATTCTCTGCTACAGACAGTATATCGTTTTTTATGCTATCCTTGCTTTTACATCCCGGAAACTTTATTATAGGAATATATTTTTTCATAGAAAAATATTCCATATAATTATGAAAATCACTAACACTGTCAGCTACTACACCTCCTTCAAAATGAATAGAGTCCAGATAGCTTTTAACACTGTCCGATATATTCTTGCAAACCACATTCTTACCGCACTTATCTCTATAAAGCATAAGAGGCAATAAGAAAAATGGAGTCACAAATGCCGTATATTGGAAGTTCCATATGAAATCATCATCATCGGAATTCTCCATTTTCAGGATTATCCTGAATAGATGATTGAAGGCTTCTCCTATCCTAATATCATTTACCGCATGTGGCATATATATTTCCATAATGAAACTTTTCGTATACAACAAAGCCTCTGCCAAGGCTGGTTACTTGACGAGGCTACAAAATCACCTTTTACGCCGCAAAGGTCGCACAAAATTTTGTTATATGAAAATTTTTTCATAGACAAATCACATGCCTTACAACATAACGCACCCTCAGAGCGTACCGGATAGCTCCTCTTTGACGCTCTCCACCGTCCTTCTCAGATAGTAACTCCTCCTTATCCTGTCCGGATACAAGTTCCGCATCCGGTTGACGGCTTGCCTCGTCATTCCCGTCAGATCGGATATGATATTGTCGCTCAACTTGCGATCGGCCAGTATGGTTATAGCCACTCCCCGAGCGTCAACATTGCGCTCCTTGTTGTTGCTAAACATCATTACCGGATCGGTCCCGCACTCCTTGCAGACTGTCTCTATCACTTTTTTGTAAAAAATTTCCACCTTATTCATAAACTTTTTATTTCGTGGTTTGTTTTACTATCAAGCCGGGCAAAAAAATGCACGGCAGAAAGACATATAAGAATCTTCCCGTCGTGCGTGGCATGAAAAAATAATCAAACTTCCGATCCGATTATTTAGGGAAGATTCTTTTTCTTTATCCTCCCTTTCCGGCTCGTTCTCACGAAGTCACCATCAAACTAATATTAAATTAATCATGAACAAAAAACGTCAGCCCTTGTTATTCATATAACGCATTCATTCTATTATCAGAGGTTTCTCGGGCGTGAGCCATGGAAGCCTCACCAAATTCTATAAAACCCGCCTATCCCGACATAGGGTGACAAGCCATTCTTACCGATCCCATAACCTGCTATAACTCCTATTCCCCATCTACGTGGATTCATTGTCTTGGTTATATACTCAGTCCTTCTATAAACCTCGATGTAGTCAAGATTAGGCTTATAGCCGGATATTGACAGCCGGTAATCATCCGTCTTGTACTCCTTGCTGGTTATGGGTACCGGAACATATACAGGTTCCTTTACCGTGTCACCGTCCAACGTGATATAAACAGGAAACGGCTCAGGTATTGTTTGTACCAGTGTCTCATAGACCGGGTACGGGATGCTGTCATGTATCGTGTCAACATAAGTAAACGTGTCGGTCTTATGTATTTGATTGCCATCCTCATCCCCCCGGATATGGTAGCCAGCCGTGAAACTGGCTACCAAGCACACTAGTATTAATATAACCTGCCATGCTCTCATAACAGATTCCACCCCGCAATAACATCCGACATATCAGCCTCCCTACCATTCTCCACCTTGCTCATCGCTGCCACGATCCGGATCATCTGCTCACGATCGTTGATGTTGATAGGATCATCAGCCGGGATACCGGCGTAATCTGATACAAACTGGATATACTTTTCGGTATGGTTCTCCTCCGGAGGCGCCCATCTTCCTATCATCTTGCGAATCGTGTCAAGCTTATAGTTGTTATAGTAGTTCGACAGGATCTTAAAGATCGCCCGATAGCCATAGGCCATAGTCTCGAACTGCTTAAACGACTTGTCCTTGCTAGGTCGTATCTCGCCTTGAAAGAGATCACTATTGATCCGAATGTTTCCCGGGTTGCAGTTTCGCAACCCTCTAGGTAATTTTTTCTCTGCCATTGTTATTTGATTTTATTCGTATATTTGTGACGCTTTGTTAACCTTGCTATCCTCCCTTGCGAAAGACAGGAAGCTAAAATTTATCCGGCTCCCCTATCCTTTTGGATCTGGGGAGCCTTCTTTATCGCAATCTTTATCCTCCTTATCCTCACTATTTATATTGTTCTCGATAGGAGGATTCCTATTGGTACATTTCAAATCTCTGCATTTAAGTACTTTGTATACCGCTATCTGGGTTGTAAGACGGTTATTCTCGTCACGAAAATGTCCCTGATCGTCGTATAGTTTATCTATAAGATTGCTCAAACCTTTCTTTTCCTCCTGACTTTTGATATACAATTCCTTCCATTGCTCACTCGCTTTCGTCTCATTCTCCAACTCGGCCGATTTCCTCTTTTGCGGAAACATCAGCACTGCTCCAAGACCACCTCCTCCAACAAAGGTTAATACGGCGGTTAACATCATCGTCCAATCCATTCTTCCGATCCTTTTTTTTTAATTAGTTAAACAACCACTATGCTCTCATCCTCTCTCGCCGCCTCCCACTCGGCGAAATCGCTATCCACACGGTCTTTCAACGCCTTCCTTTCGTTAAGGAACGTCTTATAAGACTCCACGTATGACAAGTCCAGTATGCCCAGCTGGGCGGCGTTGTAGTCGTTCAGTTTCTTTTGCTCCACGTCCTTGTCCCAAAGGGCGTTTATGCAGGCCTCAAGCAGCTTATTCGCTGATAAGGTAGGCCATACCCTGACCTCGTTGTAACTATAGGAGATCACAGGGGCCATATCGTCACCCATCTCCCTTGTCTCCTCTCTAACGTCCCACCGGTACAGGTAGGAACCGTCACCGTCCCGCTCTATTCTAGGCGGCATTGTGTCGCTCCATGATCGCTTCATAAAACTCTGGTTTTAAAATTTTCTTAGCTAAATGCTTGCTATCGCTATCATATATCCAGCCCAGCCAACCGGCTAGACCTGCCTTGTATTCCGTTAAGGATATATTCGGGACTTTATTCAATCTAGCCGCCGCACGACATAGATTTTGCTTAGTCCTCTTCCTTATCCGTATATGCTCCTTATAGAAAACGAACCCCACGAAATCTATACCACGGCCGCTTTTATCCGATCTTCTCTCAGCGATCTTAAATATCTGGTAATTCCCTTTCAGCTCCAACTTCAACACGGCCAATCTATCGATAAGCCACGGAAGTAATACGTTTCTCAAGAAACACTTATCATGATGGAAAAAAGTCATGTCATCCGCGTATCTGATATAATGCCTTATATCTATAATCTCCTTTATCTCGTGATCCAGATAGGCGAGATAAAGATTCGCAAGATATTGGCTAAGATAGTTCCCGATCGGAACGCCGGGAGCGGAATCAATGATCTCATCCAACAACATAAGCAAGCGATCGTCCTTGATCTTCTTCCGAGCGATGCCTTTCAACACCTCATGGTCTATTGACGGATAGAATTTGCGGATATCAACCTTGAGGCAATAGACGGATTCACGATCGGACAAAGCCCGTCTTGTCCTCTTATACGCCTCCGTTATTCCTCTTCCCTTGATACATGATGTCGTATCAGCCGTGAACACGGAAACCCATATAGGTTCCATGACGTTCATTATGGCATGATGCAATATCCTGTCCGGATAATAAGGGAGCTTGAAGATGATCCTTTCTTTTGGCTCATAGATGGTATCAGTCCGGTACTTGGAAGTCTTGAACGTGCCATCCAGCAGAGACTTTAGTAAACGGCTTAGATTACCCTCTTTGCCCTTGTCGAACAACCTTATGCCGTATGAATCCTTCTTTCCCCTTCGGGCTTTCATGTCCGCAAGTATCAAGTTGTCCATATTCGCTATCTTATCAAATAAATTCCCTATTCTCTTCATTTTATTGTCATTAATTTGCTTTTTATCATAGGGAGTCTTCGGTTTCCCTACCAACACCCTTTATATGGGGAGACTTTTTTCGCCAAGAGGCGAGGCCACCATCCCTGTTTGTTATCTAAATATCTTTTCCCCTCTCTAAAAGTATAGGCGCGAACCGATGTTACGATTCGCATCGGAAGGCGCATTATTCGTATTCACGTTAGCGAGGCCTGCATTCGACCTGTTGTCCGCATTACCGCCAACCAGCACCACCTAGGGATGATCGACCCTCATTCCGTCATTCGAGATAATACCTGTTCCCGGAGGCTCGCATCGTCACTTTCCTCGGGAACTTGTCCATCTCCTTTATCTTACCAAGAACGTACTTGATCTCTTGGGAGTTCGTAAAGAATTTCTTGGCATCACTATCCTTATCCTCTAGATTCTCCTTGATCATGACAAGCGCCCTGTCTTTCCCGAACTTGGTGGACACGCCATCCATGTAATCAATTACCCAGAACGTGAGATTCGTCAACTTCTGTTGGGTGATCTCCGGACAATTAAAATGCCTTGAGTTCTTATCCCTTGGGATATTCAAGAACGACAAGCTGCCGTCATCTTTATTCTTTTCTTCTTCCATTTTTATCCTCATTAAACGTTATACAAAAAAATCCCGACGTGATACGTGCGGCTACGCCGACGTTTTACGATATTCGGGGAAAAAGCAAAGGCGCGAACCGACGTAACGATACGCAGCGGAAGGCGCATTACCCGAATTCACGTACGCGAGGCCCGCATACGACCCGTGGTCCGCAGAACCGCCAACCAGCACCACCTGCATGCGGTTAGCCGATGTGTTGGTGTAATAGTAGTCGCACCAGTAGGTAGAACTACTACCGCCGATCTCCGTAGCTACGATATCACCATCCTCACCTAGGAGCATCTTCTTGGCATAACCATTGGTACGGCAGATGTTGCCTTTCTTGTTATAGCCTGTGTAAGATGTGTCGCTGAAATTCGATGGGTCATCGGTAGTCCATAATATGGATAATCCGGCATCGCCCGTGGTGACCTGTATATTGGCCCCGTCAGTGTATTTCCATATGTGTCCAAACGGATTCTCTATGCCACGATACCTGTTAGCCATCAACGTGGCGTGAGTACCGCCGGAAGCGTTCTTCACGACATATGCCTTCTCTCCCGAGCCGTTCCCGAACTCGTTGGTATAGCCGCATGGGATAAGTGGATTGATCTTGTTGAAGTTAGTCCAATCCGTCATTTGCGTTGGTCCCGGACCTAGGCCGCCTTGTGCGAAGCCGTTAGCGTCCTTCTGGGCGTTGAAAGGCTTCTGGCTGTCCAGCGTGGCGTACTCGACGGCGAATAGCCAGAACAGGATCTTGTGGGCGTTATAGGTATACATTTCCCATCCGCTGCCTCTTTTCCTCGCGGCTTGTCGGAATTGGTCTCGGGTGAGGTTGGTGACGGGGCGGCCGAGTAGGGAACGGTAGGTTCCGTCCCATTCGGCGGTGTTGTCGCCGCCTCTTGTATCAGTAGAGTTTGTTTTATCCGACATCAATAACCCTAAAGATCTAAGCATTTGCGCCTCACTTGAGCCTATATAGAATTTGCTTATATGCTTGTATCCGGGCAATGGAATCGAAGATAACATCATTTTAAATTTAGTCCCAGTTATGTATATTCTATACCAATGATCGGGAATCTCTACCATTGACGCATAATCTTTAGACGCAAATGTCATCTTCCATGCCGTTGGTTCATGATAATAATATACTCCTCCATTATTATCTAACACGACTCCTCTCATCCCGCTCTGCACCGGCAACTCCCTATGCAGTTGCATATTTCCAACACGCTTCCCGTCCGGGCTTGACGATGCCATGTCCCACTCTACACCATAGGCGTACCGCTCCTCGATGTCGGGGATGTCCTCCCAAGCGGGGGTCCACTCGGTGGAGATGTCGCCGTACTCGAGCTTGATCTTGTGGATGGTGGAAGTTGATGTGCCAGTTTTAGGAGAACTAAATACAACCATATGTGTATTATCAGCTACTGCATCTCCGATATTAGTAATCCATTTAAAAGCCTTACTGGCCTTCCCATTCACAAAGTCAGCCTTACTGAACTGAGCCATAGAACCTACTGCACCAGTAGAGTTATATATAGTGAACATTTCCTTATCATCACCCAATTCTCCAAAAATAGTCAATGTTACTTGTGTTCCTTTAGATATCGGTTCAGTTAGCCAATAATCAGCGATATTGTAATTCGAGTTACTCACCTCCTTCCCTGATCCCAGCAACAGGTTCCTGCCGTACACGGGCAGCTTGCGGTACTTGCCATCAGCCATCAGAGACTTATCCTTGTCCCCCTTGGTCTCCAGCGTTATCGACACGTCCGGATCTTCGTTTTGGGCCTTGTCCGGCGTTATGGTTATCTGGCCGTTAGACGGGGTGGATGTGACAACGGGCTTTAACTTATTAACGTCCGTCCTTAGACCGGTGACCAGATTCCAGATATCCGTATCGTCGTAATGGTCACGCAAGTTAGGCGTGGTTATGGTTCCCTCAGCGGAGGTTATCTCCAAGACGTATTCCGTATCCGTGTTAGTCTTTATCCTCACCTTGATGTCTTGCATCATCAATGGAAGCTCGGCGTACGTATGGATACCGTCCGAAAACTTCATGTTTAAATTGCCGTTCGCCAACCGCTCGAAAAGCCATAGCGACGGCGGGTATATGGTGCTGTCAGCCGTCCACTCGGCGGTGGACTGCTCTATCTGTTGGTATACGTAAGCTCCTCTCTTGCTCATGATAATATCCCTTTATCTATTATTGTTACTGATTCATTGTAGTAATTCGCCCCGGTCAAGTAGACGTTCCCCGGCAAGGCGGCACCGGAAGACTCCTCCCATATGGCCTTACCCTCCACTATGTCGTGGAGCTTGTAGAACGTAACGTCTCCGGGAGCCTCCCTTAGATAGACCTCACCGCCTATAGGGTAGCTCTTGGTCTCACTGCCCTCCTCGTAGGTCACGTCGTTAGCCCCCGGAACATGGTCGATCTCCCTTGTCTTGTATACGCCGGCCACCGCCCCGTCCTGTCCTTGCGGGATGGTAAGATCCAGCTCGGCCAAGGGCACGCCCTCCTCGGTCTCCCCCTTCTCGGTTATCGTGGCTTGGGCCACAGTTCCCGGAAGCCCGGTCGTCACCTTGCCTATCGTGATCTTGGGTGAGAACCCCCTAGGGCCTCTCTGCAACACGAAGTTCATCCTGTAGACGGGGTTGCCGGATGCGTCCGTGCCACCGTCGGACAACGATACGGAAGGATACGTGCCCGCCGTTATGGTGCCTATGGAGAATTGAGGGGTCTTGCCCGTGAAGCCACGCATACCGGACACATCCACGATATAGTCATATCCTGTGGATGTCCTCAGATATAGCTTGCCCGTATCCTCCTCCTCCACGCTGCCCGTGTTGATGATGACGAACTTACCCTCCGGGACGTTCGCCTTGTCGGACTCCATCGCCGAGACGGACTTATAGACCTTGTAGATCGTGAACGCCTCCGGTTTCAGGATCCTGTCCGTCTTGATATACGCCCCGGTAGCGTAATCCCACGTGTACACATGGAAGTCATCGCCGATATAGCCCGGATGGTCAGACACCGATTTGGCGTTCTCTGCGGCCGTGTTCGCTTTCTCCGTGGCCGCATCTGCTCTCTCCAAGGCATGCCTCACGTCGTTCTGGATCTGGGTCTTCAAGGCGTTCACCTCGCTGACGATAGCGTCCATCCTAGCCCGGACATCGGCGGCTGCGTCCGTGGCCGGCTTCTTCAAGTCGGCGAGCGGTATCAGGTTCTGCCACATCCCGTCCTCGTAACGCCACTGGACGTAATCGGCCGTCACCTGCAAGACGATCTGCTTCCCGTCAACGCCCCTTAACAGCGAGATAGCCACACGAACGAGGTCATAGGCCGAGCCGGATTGCCTGAACACCGGCAAGGACGATATACCTTGCAGGCTATTGGCCTCCTCGTACTGTCCCGGATCCTTAGACGTGGTAAGCAACAGGCCGTTGACCGCGGAGGCTATCTTCTGGATGTCCTCCGGGGTCACGACCGTGCCGGATGATAGGATAACGCTTTCCATATATTACTCTCCCGCTTGACTGTTCAACATCTCGTAAGTGTCGTTAAAGAACTTCGTGGCTACGGCCACCGCCTCCTCCTTGCTCGTTATCACGCCGGGTTTGTCCACCGACATGAAGAACTGCCCGTTACGCTCGTAGGTAAGAGATCCCACACGTACCCCGTCCTTGATAAAAGAGCCGATTATCCGGTCTATCCGCTCATCGGTCTTGACAGAGGCGGAATACTGTATCTTGATACCAGCCACTTCCGAGTAGCCGTTTATCGTCCTTGTGTCGCTCGTTATCTCCATGGTCTTACACGTTTAAAAGGTCGAAGATCTGCCCGAAAGCGCCGGCGGTCAATGTCTTGTTACAGCATTTCTTTATCAATACGGATTCCTTGTCGCTGATGTCCATATCACCATCGGCGGCGTTGATCCTTGTCATCAGCTTGTAGGACTCATATTTCTCGTCCTCGTTCATCTCATCGCCGGAAGAGTAAAGCCTAGCGCATACGATATCCTTGATGACCTGAACTTTTCCGAACTCGTCCTTCATGTCTTCCCCCCTGAAGGTCTTTAGAGGCTTGTTGAAATTTACTTTCATGACTAATTGTATTTTAATTGTTAATATTATCCTAAAGATATTTTAAGCATATTCCCATCCCTCCATATCGCTCCTTTCACCTTTGGGTCCACTGTTGACATATACGGAAATGTCATTAATCCCGACGGGGATATATTAAACAAGGTACTTCCTGCATTATCGTAAGACCCAAATCCAAAATATCCCATGGAAATTCGATAATTAGAGACACCGGAAGATGCGTTTCTCATATAAATATGGAATGCGGGTAAGGATTGATACCCAGACATATCATTAAACAAAATCTCTCCTGTTAATGAGTTTTTATCATTAATCATACGAATACTCCTCGTCGATGGGTCTATTATAATTCGGTTCCCATTATCTGAGGTTTGTATTTTTCCTATTATACTTAAATCCCCTGATGTATTCCAAGAGATATTCTTATCGGCTAGGAATCCCGACCCATCATGTCGTAAAACGATCTTAGCCTCATTATTCACCGCTTGGCCATATGTGCCTCCAGCCCAAAAACACACGTTATTGACATCCGGAGATATACCTCCTTTTACGGTGAGATTTTCAATAGAACCGGAGCCAACCTCTATCCTACGATTTAAACTCATCCCATCATTACTAAACCGATAGAAAGCGCTCGTTATATCGGAAGCTTTATTTACGTCAGAGACTGTATCATTAATAGTGTTACGCAAGCTACTATCAAGCATCGATATAGTTACCACTCCTACAAGATCAATTCTCTCCGCTTTTATCGTGGTGGTGGTTATCGTCTGATTGATATACGATATGATCTTATCACCGTTCTCCAAGCTCTTGGCGGCGAACAAGGTATTCCCCGTCGTGGTATTGATCCACCCCGCCGTATCTATCTCATTCCTTATATTATCCACTCTAGTGGATATACCCGTGATTTGTCCCGCCTGTACCGACAAGTCCGACTCCAGCTTCACCTTCACTTGGTTTGTCGCCGTATCGGTATAGTCCTTCAACTTGTCCTGTATATACTTGTTCGCCGTCTCCACGGCGCTCTCGAACGAGGACATGGCCGTGTTGAAGGCCGCGAATTTCTTATCCACGTCGGCCTTCTCCGAGGCGGTGGTCTTTCCGTCCGCTATGGCCGTGTTGATACTGCTTATCAAGGCGCTTATAGACGAGTCCAAGACATCCTTGGCCGATTTAAGACCGGTCTTGGCCGCACCGTCAAGGTACGTGTTGGAATACAACTTCGTATAAGTGGCGGTCACGCTGTCCTTGGACGTGTTCACCGTATTCAGGTACTTCTCTATGGCCTTGGCCTCGGCCTCCGTTATGATACCGTCGGCGAAAGCGCCGTCAACGTATGTGTTAAGGCTTGTCACGGACTGGTTAGCGTTATCGGCGGCGGTCTGGGCGGCCTTGGCGGCGTTATTGGCCAGCGTTATGGCCTCTTGCGCCGTGGCGAATTGCTCCTCCGTCACACGGGCGGATATCTCCTCGGCCATGACCGACAACTCAGCGTCATACTTGGTATATATCGCACCTGTCTCCGAGTCCACGTACTCCTTAGTGGCCAGTAACTTTATATATTCCTCCGTCTGCAAGATCCGCGTCTCAAGCTTTATCACGGCATCGGCCAATCGGTCGTTGAACAACGACACTCCATATATCAATATCTCGCCGGTGAATCCGATCCTGAAATCCCCGGTACCGTCCCATTTGCCGGCTTTTGACAGCTTGACGTACTCGTCGGACGGATCGAGGGTCAAGGAGTCGTACAACTCCTGCCCGGCGAAACCCACCGTCAAAACACCTCGTCTCATGACCTTGTAAAACAAGGAGAAGGAGAACGTATGACCCTCATCGCTCTCTTCCAACTCAGGAACTTTCATCACGTCGTTACGCTGGAATATATACGTGTCCTTGATGCGAAGCACGTTCCTGTTGCCATCCCTATAGATATCGGAAACCTTCCTCTTGTCCGAGTAAAAAGAACCGCCCACCCACAGGAGATTGCCGCTCACGTTGATGAAATGGATGTCGTTGGCCTCCGCCCAATAATTCGTGTCCTTCCCGAACGTGGAATTGACAAGTATATTCCCGGATTCCAGAGACATGTCGTTCTTTAACCCCTCGATCTCGCTCCTCAGCTCCCCGTTCATCACGGAGAACTGTTGTTCCACGGTCATGCCGTTATCGAGGTATATGGACGAGTTCTCTATATAGATCCCGTTAAGGTAAGCCCCGTAACCCTTCAGTTGGGTCCCGTTCTTGGTACGGATCATGGAGAGGTTGCCTATCTGGGCCTTCAGCGTGTCTTGCGTGGAAACGCCCGTGATACCGTCATATACGGCAATGAACGGCGCTCCTTGATCCGCCGATGTCAGGTAGATAAGGCCCTGCCTAGTGGTATCCCTGTCGTTACCCCATCGCATGGCGAAATCCCCAGCCTCTGGCTCGCCGGTACCCTCTATCAGCGGGTAGGCCACGTCGAAATAGTCGGATGAGATACCGATACAGCGACCGAATAGATATTTAGTGGACGTGATACCGTTCCTTCTCTGTATCCTCACTCCGTCACCTTCCCTGAGGTTCATCAGCATGAGACCGTCCATGTCGTCCATGTAGCATCTCCAACGATCGGACAGCCTCTCGACCCTCCCTATCTTGTTGATATCGGACACGATCTGGTTGCCGCCCAACCCGTATATCTGGGAATACACTATCTCGTAGGCCGTGAAGGTCTTCCTAACGAATATGTTGTCAAAGGTTCCCGTGGCCGTGGGGATATCTATCTCCGTGCCCCAGCCGGTGAAGCCGGGGGCGAACGATATGGATCCTATCTTGTTACCGGCGTATATGTCGGAACGCACCTTCAACGCCTCCATGATACCGGAACCGTCGGCCTTGATCTCCCAGCCCTTGCCATCCATGCCGTCAAGGAAGATGGAGGAGCCTATCTTCTTGTCGAATAAAATATCCTCATGGGCGATATCGGGAATGTCCTTCCGAAGATACCTCTTATCCAAGTCCTCAAGATCGAGGATGTCACATGTATCCAAGCCCGTGACATGGCCGAAGTCATCTAGCAATACGGACGCAATACCTTTCTTCTTCGTCTTATTTATACTCTCTTGCGAAGAGGTATCCTTATGGGAAATCGTATATATATTATTGATATCCGATTTTATCTCTATACCCGGACCTTGCGCCAAGGAGAAATCGCCGCCTCCCCCCTCACCTCCGCTTCCGGAACCTTGACCGCCTATCCTTCGCACCTTATTATCACTGGCAAGGATGAACAAGGCGGGGTCTCCGGCGTAATCATTCACGAACAACTCGCCCCTCGTCAATCCGGAGAGGTGCCATTCCTTGGTCCCGTCATCTATAGCGACGGGAGGAGGAGCCGCTTGCAGCTTACCCTCGGACATCACCGTATCCGACCCGTACCATATATGTTTGGTCAATTTCTTTTTGCTCATAACGAATCCAAGTTTGATTGATTGACAAAGGCCCCCACGGAATCATCATACACCAGCACCTGCCCGTCCTTGGCGTTTGCCACGTTCACGCTTATGGAACCTTTGACCCAAGATCCGTCCGACTGTTCCGTGAACCCGTTAAAGGAGATATTCTCCGCTCTCTCAACGTTAAACGTATAATCAAACAACGGGTATCTCTCGGCTATCACTTGCCTCTCGGGTACGCTGGACTCGCTCCGGACATACCTAACGCCGTTTATCCTCACCTCGGACAGACAGAATATGTTATTGATCAAGCGGGCCATCTCGAAAGGTACACCCTCGTTATCCCCTATCGTGAGCGTGTCCACCTGATACGGTACGGCGTAAAGCTCTATGATCTCTTGCCCCTGTGTCCTGAACTGCTCGTTGCTAACGTTAAGGGAATGCCCATCCGACTTGAACCCTCCCTCTATCCATAGCTTGAAAGTCCTTTGATTGTTTCCAACCTCAAATACCGCCCCGAACGAGGTGATATTATCCCTGTTGGTATAGGACACCTCCGTCAGCCCCTCCAATTCCCCGTTATCGCAAAACCGGAAGGGGAGACTGCTTATCTGCCCCTCACTCCCGATTATGGAAGCCCTATAAAGGCTATTCCCTCTTGGAACGATAAACTCCAGAAGCTTATTCGAGTCGTTGATCTCATAGGATATGGGGGATATGACGAAGCTATCGTTGGCGCAAAGGTCGAACAACCTCATAGACAAAGTGGTGGAAGGGGATACTACGCATTGCACGGTTATATTCTCGGCATTAGAGAAGCGTTGTATATACTCACGCTCCATCTCGATGCCGTTATAGCCCACGTCAAAAAGCAACGGTGATATCTTGCTCACGTTTATCATACGCCTATAAACGCCAAAAGAGCCATCCCCCGCAGGATACGACTCCCGCCGGATATGGCTCTTAGGCTCTAATTCTTTTTTGTTATGTCCTACAAATATAGGGGATAAGGATCAATTGTCAAAACAAATTCATGTAATTTTAGACAATATCAGCGAATAGGATGCCGTTTGGTATTTCCCTATCTTCTCCGTTATCTCGCTAACCCATCCCTCGTACGATCTCCCTGCGTACGAGAACGACAATTTGCCCCTGTAATTACCCGGGAACGGGGATAACCCCGGGGTCTCCAAGGATACCTTATCGATCCTAATCCTCCGGTCGTTAACCGGCAGGGATATAGGAAGGGTCTCCGATACTCCTCCTATCGATATCGAGGAGTTTCCGTCCGAGGCCGTGAAAGACAGGTAATCCGTGCATATCCCGAGCCTTTCCTTATTGACGAGAATCATATTTCTCGGCGAGTAGGAGGCGTTAAAGATAGTGTCGGGGAACAATACTCCCATCACGGCATATATAGCTCCCCCATTCTCTTCTCTTACCAGAACTAATCTATCCCCATCTTTCCTAGCGTGGACAATAAATATGTCATTGTCGGAATCTGTATCCTTCGATTCCTCGTCACGCTCGTTAGCGAGGAACTCCAATCCGTAGCAATCTGCCCTATACGGGCTTATCAATGACAATATGTTGTCCTTTATGTCCAATCCCGTGCTGAAACTGCTCTTGAAGTGAAACTCGTCACGCCCGTTTATCTCATCATAGTCCTGCTTGTCGAATCCAATTTCAACCCCAGAGTATATCAACGACTCATCCACGGATAGCTCCATATTGCTCACGTGATCCAATTCTTTCGTCTCATTGACGAAGAAATCATTCATATGCCGGAAACGCACGCTATTATCCAGTATCTCGTAATCATACCCAAGCAACGCCTTGGCGAAATCACAGAACTTGGAGAAGGACGTATGGACCTTCGCGTCCTTTATTCCTCTCACGCTCTCAGCGGCCATCATCCAAGGTATAGGCATGGAACCGGAGACGATATCGCCGGACAATGACACGCCCATCCTTGATAATAACGAGGATAATAGTTTTTTAGGGGAGAAAGCATCTATATTTACGGGCTTGTTGCGAGCCGAGTAATCGATATAGAAATCGTAGTCCCTTGATATCTTGATGATCTCATCGATATCCTCCCCTATAGACGTTACGCACAATATGTAGGCGATCAGCCTGTCACCATCCCTCATAGCGTAGGAAAGGCTCTCATCTACAGATGTAACGCCCGCTGACGATCCATCTTTGCTTAGCAGTATGGCTTTGTCGGATTTCAGCTTATTGTCGGCAGACATATGCCTTATGTGCAACGATGTCACCGCCGTGGTCAGCAAGTCTACGACCATTCGTATCCTTAGATTTATCTCGATCTTATCGACAAGGCACAAGGCGAAATAACCTGTCTTCCCCGCATTATCGTACGGGATATCCATACCTACGTCGTAGACCTCCATCACTCCCTTTACCGGCGTGCTTATCTCCCCGTAAGCCAAAGGTAATAACGTCTCCCGGCTCTGGAGCCTTAAAGCCATGAACCGATCGTAATCAGGCATCAACTCGTTCTCGAAGTTTGGGGTTATATACATCGTGGACTTGTTAAGCAGCTTTATCCTGTCATAATACAATGTATCCTCCTTTAGCTCCGATACCGGGATATCGTATACCTGCGACTTGTTGGCGTTGATGATAGACGCTACGCTATCGTCAATGGCGTTTATGGATATCGTATACCCGTCGCTCTGGTACGTGGAGAAATCGAGCTTGCAACGAAACTTCTCGTTATACCCCCAGCTATCGTTCAACACGCCTATCACCAATATGGCCGAGGCTTTCGTATAATTGGATAGGTACTCGGCCTCAAGAAGGTCGTATGCCCCCTTCACGAACTCGAACTTGTTGGAGAAGGATCGAACGACACCGCCAATATCCTTCCTCTTAGCCGATATCTCCACGTCCTCCCAGTTCTTTAGGTGATCGGTCACGTCATACCTCTTCCCCCCTATCAATAATACCGCTTTTATCATACGCATATAAATAAGAAGAGCCGTCCGGGGACAAATACGTCTCCGGTACGGCTCTTTGGCTCTGTCACAAAGATAATGACTATTAAGATAATATCAACTAATCAATCGTATTATCTTTCTCGATCACCCGCAAGAAATCCCTCACGCATGACACGGCCCTCATCTTGTCCATGATATACCCGTCCTCGTAATTACCCTCGCAACTCAAATTGATAAGCGTATCTATCATATCGTCCATATCCTTAGAGAACAGGCAAGTGGACATACTCTTTATCTCTCTCATCATTTCCGGGGTTATGGTCAAGTTCCCTATTACCAACTCATGCGCATGATCAACCTTGATCTCGTTACCGTCGGCTCTCACGACGATGCTTTTAATCTCGTTCTCTTTCATATTCAATCAATCTTTTAATATTTCACAATTATTTTCAAGTCACAAAATGTTAAAGTCTTGGGTATACGTACTAAATCCGTACATCTAATCTATTTAGGTCACATTTTATACTTGGCATAGTCAAGGAAAGGAATCTTTCAAACAATCCTAGTAATCTTACCGTCACCGGGATCACCTCCCAGAAGATGGTTTATGTAAGCCAGCCCCTTCTGGGTTACGAGTACCTTCGTCACGACAAAGCCCGGATGATTCTCCCTCTCAATAAACTTCTCGGTCATCTCGAAATACCCGGCGTTGATGTACTTCTGTTTCGGCTCGTTCCGGTTGGAGAAGAACACGCCTATTTCTTTAAGCTTCTTGAAGAGGATGTTTCTTCCGAACCCTAATTTCAATATCTTCGCAGCCATACCGATATCAACCTTGTCCGAGGTCTCGAAAGCCTTGTCCGCAAAATCGGCCTTGGGCTGGAGCTTGCTGATAGTTCTATTTGCCTGTTCTATCTGCTCTTGCTGCTTGGCCGCCAACATCAACGCCTCCGAGAAAGATTGTGGAATCTGGAAATCTCCAGTCTTGATCTGCTCTTCCATACGGTTGAAAGCCTCAATATAATCTAACTTGAATTGAAGGGCCTTATCACCAGTAAAGCCCATAACCAATAATGTAAATCCATCACGATTCATAATATACATTGGCTGAATACGTCCATAATTGTCTGGATATTCCGACTCTATGAAGAGACTGGCGCAATTTTGCGCCGATGTCAATAATGCTTTTATCGCTCTCATTACATCTTTATGTAATTTGCCAAACTTCTCAGCGACCAATAAGCTGTTCGTGAAAATGCGATTATTATCGCCTTTAAATACTAATTCTTTCATGATCTTAATATATTTGTTGTTGAAAATCCCTTCAAACCCTCCGGCGATATTACCGGAGGGGCATCTACTTCCGATCCTCTCCCCGTCGTTCGAGTTATCCCGCAAGCCTTACGCAGGTCATGTCGCTAATTACACTCATGAACCTATCGTAGGTCTTTTTATTCCATTCCTTGTGATCCGGCATCCAGTCATTGAATATCTCCATGTAGACTACCTCGTGAGATCTGTCCTGTACGGTGACGCATAAACCGCCCGTCTCCGGCATAACGCCTACATTTATATGTACCGGTTTCCTTCCGATCATACACTCCAACGCAATCCTTTGCACGTTCTTCAAAACTTCTATCGTTTCCATATTCCTTATATTATTAATGTATATCAATCACCCGAATAAACCCTGTTACCGTAAAGGCTAGCCATACCGACATGAGTAAGTCTTACAGCATGGGATCTTTCCGCAAGTTCCTTGGCAAACGCCGCACGTTTTTCCGCAAGCTGCACCATCGCTTTCGCCGATCCCCAAGCCTGTTTAAGGCACGAGCCGAATGTACGTCCGTACATCTTGCACTCTCTATAGATCTTATGCGCTTCTTTCATAATCTCACTCTTGTTATATTTCTGTGTTGCCATTGTACTGTTGTTTTATTTTGACGATGCAAATATACAAGCTATATCTTGTCTAAACAATAAATAAAACAAGATATATCTTTGTTTTAACATTAATTACACAAGACATACCTTGTTTGTATGATTAATAAAAATACTTTTGTGCAAGAAATAACTTTACATCATGAGAATAAGAGAAGCTATAGAAGAACAAGGCATGACTACTAAACAAGTCGCAGAAAAATTAAATGTAACCTTGAGTGCTTTAAACCAAAGCATATCGGGTAATCCTTCAGTAAAAGTAATAACCAATATAGCTAATGCTATAGGAGTACCAGTATGGCAGCTTTTCGCCTCCCCTTCTGAAGTACAAAAAGAGAATGATGGAGGGTATAAATGCCCTAATTGCGGGCATCCATTGAAGATTAAGGTGGAATGATGTTGTAAAACACATATAATATCATAAACACAAATACAATAAAATATATATTTGCGTAATATTAATCAATATTATGTTTAACAAATGAAATACATAATACTATCCATCATGTCTATTTTGTTAACATCATGCAAAAATGGATATGAGAAAAATATAGATATAATGTCAGGTAAGGTCAAATCATATATTAATGATATGGCATTTAAGGATAATCTTAAAGTTGAATTTCATAGTTTTACTCCTATTGGATATGATACTATAGACGAGAATATTATTGACAAAATCAAAGCTGCAAAGTATATAGAAACAGCAGAATCTTTTCTAAAAAAACAAAAAGAACAACTTAGTATAATCAAAAAAGAAAGCCAAGAAGCAACCTTATATAACAATATAGGCATGAAAGATTTAAGAGATATGTCTATTAATAATGCACAAGAGGCCAATAAGAAACTACAAGAATACGGAGACTCTTTAAGTTATTACACAGACATGGCTAAAAAATTAGACACCTTGATAGATAATCGTAAAAACCCAAATACAATATTTGAGTTTAAAGTATTCTTAAAAACATCATTTGTAAAACAAAATGGAGAGAACGCTTTTAATATCCTAGACACGCTATATTATGTTTTTGATAAGGATCTAAACTTTATTCCAAAATATTTCACTGAATAATTCACCTAACATTTATATCACTCATTCTCCTTCTATTTTAGTTATTTTCATTATTATATAAAATAAACATCATGAAAGACATCATCATTACAACAACTTCTTTTATAGAAAATAAGCCTATTCAAGAATATTTAGGGTTAGTCTGCTCTTCTTTAGTTATAGGCACCAACTTGTTTTCAGACATGTCAGCATCTTTATCTGATATATTTGGGGGTAAATCAAGTTCATATGAAAGAAAACTTGAGATTATAAGGGAAGAAGCTATATCCGATTTAAAGAACAAAACCATAAAAAAGGGAGGAAATGCAATACTAGGGTTGCACATAGACATTGATGAAATATCTGGAGGTGGAAAATCAATGTTTATGGTATCAGCATCAGGAACTGCATGTAAATTGCAAGAAGACAACAATCAGAACTCAATATCTTCTGCAAAAATTCAAGATACAATAGAGAAAATAAGGATAATAAACCAAATAAAGGAAGCAAAGCCTATATCAGATGAAGATTTTGAATTTATGATAAACAATCCTTCTACCGACTATCTCTATCCTCTTATAGAAAAGTATATTTATTATGCAAACTCTGTTGATCAGTATGATAGATCTATACTCTATATAACTAAAGTTATTTCTAATTTACCATACGATATAACAACAAAAGTTCTATATAACAAACTAAAGGAAGACGTATCAGTTCTTGATATTATAAGAAAATGTCAATTATTTGATCCTTCTTTAACTTTAGACTTGATTCAGATAGATTTAAAAAAGGCAATAGGCACAATGAATGCAGACAAACCTTATTATGATAGGAGTGATCTACAAATTATGGATAAAATTATAACCCAAATAGATAACTTGCCAGACAAAGGCAAATATGAGATTGTAAAAGGGTTATTTGGAAAAGAAAATAAAAAGTATATTTGTCCTAATGGGCATAAAAATGATATTGACCATGTTTGTTGTAGTGAATGTGGAGAGAACATAAAAGGACTAAGTCCTAATGAACTATCCATATTAGATATGTTTAAACTAAAAATCCAAGCCATACGATCATCATTCAATTAAGCATTTCCCCCCTCCCCGCATTTACGCAAGGAGGGGATTTTTACATGAGACAATCCAATGTTTTGCTAAGGAATGCCCTAAACGGATTTAAAGACTCAACGCCCAAAACTATATAATATCTGTCACTCAACCACTTACAACTATATTTAATCTTTGTTAGTTTTTTTAGCTAAAAAAAATTTGTTTGTTATCCAGTTTATCTCATCTTTGTGTCGAAAACAACAAAGATGAATGAATATGGGCACAGTCAAAAACAGTAAGGACATGCGGCCCAAAGATGTTAATAGCAAAATTGTGACCGCAGTTTCAGAAAAGAAGGATATCCAAGTAAAGTTCAGATCCCTTACGTCTAAAGAGTTACTTGATAGAAGAATTGATGTTTATCCCTATATGATTTGAATAAACCTTCTTTTTTATGGTCATTTATCGATCATATATATATCTTGTACTAATTAAATTTAAAAGTCATGGCATACAAAGTAATAGACATTGCAAACCAGCTTCTTGTTAAAGCATATAGGGCAAGTGACGGTGAATTGATGACAAATTTGAAGCTTCAGAAAATGCTATATTATCAACAAGGCTTTCATCTCGCATATTTTGGCACACCTCTTTTTGATGATGAAATAGAAGCTTGGATGTATGGTCCGGTGGTTCCTTCCGTTTATAATCATTATAAAGGAAATGGTAGAAATGGGATTATTCCGGATAATGAGATAAAGTTCTCTTTTGAGGATAGAAAAGAAGAGGCATTATTCAATGAGGTGTATAAAGTGTATGGTAAATACTCCGCTACAGGCTTGATGAATATGACTCATAATGAATCCCCCTGGATATCTACCCCAAGAGGAGAAGGAAATGTTATTTCAAAAGATAAGCTCACTTCATTTTTTAAATCTCGTTTAAAATGAAATCTAATAATGGAAAGAAAAAGTCGAAAAAGAAGGCTAATAAAAAAGATGATGATTTAAAATTTATAAATGACGCTATATATAATAATAAAATCAGTAGATCAGAGATAGAAACATTATCAAATATAGATCATCCACTATTCTCTTTTAAATATTTAATAGACTTTTCAATTGATAAATGTAAAGACCATTCTTTTTTTCATGACTTTTTAATTAGATTACAGAAGTTATCGGAATTAGGATGGAAAGAGATAAGGGTATCAGGAAGACATGAATTTGGCATTGAGAAAATAACACGAGACCAAATAAAGCCAAAAGACAGGCTCCCTAAATTTATTACACCTGAAGTGGAATTGGACGTTTTTAGGGCAAATGGAGACAATAGGCCATTCGTTGGAAAACAGGACGGAAAGATATTTTATATATTTTTCATTGAGACAAACTTCGGAGACGTTTACGATCATTAATATTTTTATCCCCCCTTGCTGTCTCACGACATGAGGGGGCTTATGAAAACTAAATCAAATCATGTCTATATTTTGTTTGAGCAACCATAATAATCAAGCAACCCCTTTCTCTCTGATCATATTGGAGATAATATTGTAGATATACTCAATAAAACGATGCTTCTCCTGTAGAATCCTCATAAGTATCTATAACAAAGGCTAAACGCATTTTTGCGTTCAGTTCTTCATCAGATGAATTTAGTGAATTTTCGATTGAACTTCATTATCTGTTTATGTTTTTAACAAGCCTCTTTATTTCCTAAGAACTTGTTCACGAAGTAAACCTGCCCTTTTCCGGTGACCTTCGGCGTGATAGTAGTATGTAACACCCCGTTATTACCAGATCTTACGCCTTTCTTCAACTCGAACAAGCCTTGCTCCACGTATTGCTGGTTAGGGATATTGTATCTCTCACCATGCTTTCCGAGATATCCATTGTCACGCATCCATGCGAACAACCTTTTCTCCCCGATGGAATACCCGTTTTGAGCGATCAGCTTGGCGAGTTCACCGATCAGGCAGGAACTATTCGCTGATTGAACAGCCTTCGTGAAAGCCACGGCGGGAGCGGCCTCAGTTACTTTCCGCTCGGCCTCGATACGCTTTTGTTGTTCCTCTTTAAGGTTTGTGGCCAACTGGATCAAGAAATCGGGCGAGGTCAAGGCTTTCTCCAATGTGTCGTTTGTCATATACGCTCCATGTTTACGGATGGAAGGGAGAACCTCTCCACATACCCAGTCTTGGAATGGTTCGGCTTGCGGCTTGTCGGATCGCATGATTACCTTGTAGAGATTCTTTTCATTGACAAAATTCATTTGCTGTTCTCTACCGATTGAATCGGTGACCCCAATCCGAATGGGGGCATCCGTCAGTCTTGATTGTACAGCGTCTACACGTAATCCTAAAATTTTGCAAACATCCGCAAGGCAAAATAAAGGGTTCTCACTTGTCCCGGCTACTCTCACTTCACCGAAACGATCGTTCTCAAAAATTTTAATTGCTTCCATATCTTAAAATTTTAATTGTTCAAAATATTTTCTCCCGCAATTTTAACCATAAGATCAAAACGACTTTGTTATTTTGATTACTTCGGCACTTCTTAATGAAAAAGCCTCCCCGACACGAGCCACAACACATCGTATCAAGGAGGCTGTTAGCGACCGCTGTCGCCCAAAATCTTCCTAGCCTGTTGTGGTAGGCTGACCAGTAAAAACAAAAAGAGCCACACCCCATAGACGTGACTCTATCGGGTATGGCTCTAAGGCTCTACTGTCTTCTTATATGTCCAGCAAATATAACTAGAAAGAATAAGAAAAGCAAGTTTTACGCTCAATTCATCCTCGATCTCTTGTAATTCTCGAAATTGATGCTCTTGCTACCCTTGGATATGGTTTTAGATAGCTTGCCTATCTCTTTTTTTATCTCATTATTAGCCCTTATTATCCCTTCAGCGTCGAAATTATTGACGATCTGAACCGGCTCGCCTTTCTTGTTATGGGTAAGCCAATACGTGTTATCCACGAAGCGGCTAAGGAAAGCAGGATCATTGAGATCCGGAACGACCTCTGCTCCCGCTGGCAATGATAGCAGGGTGGGCTTATCCGGGGTGATGTACGCTTTATCTCCTACCAATACCGCCTCGCTACGGCCTCCATCGCCAACGATAGCCAAACCGCCGGGGTGATTGTCGGTACCATGGGCGTATTTGGGGATGGGTTGGGCTATGATCGTGGCGAGTTGCACGGCTCCGGTAGCCGCTATCATAGCTGCAAAGATAGCTCCAGCGATAGGTCCCGTTTCTTTGTAAGCTACCATTATCGCCCGTGCCGTGGCCGCAATAGTCTGAGCTATATCTATAGACTTCTGGAATTTGGCCTGTCTAGTCTGCAACTCAGCTTTTTTCTTCTCCAGTTCCTTGTTCTTGCGGCTGGTCTCTTCCTCCGCCGCACGCTTGCGGGCCTCGGCCTCCTCTGTCGTTATTATATCTTTCTCGGCAAGAGCGTCTATAGTCTCAACCTTAGCGTCATACTCCTCTTGATTGGCCTCTATTTCCGCATCTACATTATCTATTTGACGCTGGAATAATGAATTACCGATTGATATGATAGCAGAGATCGATTCTTGTATCAAGCGCTTTTTAGCCTGTTCTACTTTTTTTCGCTCCTCTTCCTCTCGTTTGGCATCCTCTATGATTTTATCGCTGGTCTCTTTAGATAACTGAACACGGAGGCGAGCGATCTCCTTCTCTTTCTCTAGCCTCTCATCGCCTTCAAACAAATAAAGATTTGATTCAAGTATACTTAATTGACTTTGTAATGACTCCATAGCATACTGATGCTCCAGATCCGATTTCTGTTTCTCATACTCTTTTTTCTTGATAATCCCTTGCTCATATTGTTTAGTCAAGGCATTAAGCTCTTCGTTTATCTCTATCTGTCTTTGAGAAAGGAGTATCTCGTTCTGAGACTGCTCCGTAGACATAAGACGTTTTCCGTAATCATTGTATAGAGTCTCTATTTGCTTTAGATACTTTTCCTCTATCAACGCCCTGTCTTGGCCTGTTTTGTCCGCCTCTCTTAATTCTTTATCCTTTTGTAGTTGCAATATATCCAAGCGAGCGTCAAGCTCTTGCAAACTTCCCTTTTCTGCAATCGCAAGACGATTTTGAGACTCCTCATTAGCCCTTTGCTCCGAGATCTTACGGTCGAATTCCGCCAACTTCTTGCTTCTCTCAGCCTCAATAGCCTCGATTTGCTCATTAACCCTTACGCCTTTCGTCTTTACGTCGTCGATACGCTTTTGGAAAGATTGCTCCAAGAGAAGACGGTCTTTCTTATACCCCTCATCCATCACATTAAGACGAGCCTCCTGAATATTCCGTTCGGCCTCCATCTCTAATTTCTCCCTACGCTTGGCCTCTCGTTCTATTTGCTCCTGCTGTCGTTTAAGTTTCTCCTCGTTAGAGTATAGTTGAATATCGGAATTGCCTAATATTTTATTTTCTTCCTCTCTCAATTTAAGCATAGCATTCAGATATATGTTTCCCGCCTTTTCAGCCTCCTTACCTTCCTTTTCTATAGAATCAGCCGCTTTGCCGGCTTTAGCTAAAGCTTCATCTGACGTATTGTAAAAGACTTCAAATCTATCAGTCAAAAATAATAGAGATTGAGCTGTTGGATCTAATACCTTTGTAAGATCAAACCTATCCCAAAACGTAGGATTTTTTCTTCTGTTTTCAGCCTCGATTTCCTTTTGTAACGCTTCTGTGTATTTTTCTTGAGCTAATTTTTGCGCAGCTGCCGCTTGTGCCCTTAATGACATAGCATTAATAAAGGCCTCCGTATTATCTACTAGCAGATTCTCTGCGTCATTAACATCCGTAACTGACACATCTAATTTCTTAAACTCAGAGGCGTTATCAATGATAAACTGCTTCTGCTTATTGAGATTATCTCCTAAATTATTCCATTCCGTTTGCAGGTTGCGTAATGTTACAAGATTCTCCCCATATGATGATGTCGAGTTCTTTAAAGCCTTGGCATAATCCCCGGTGGATGAATTCAAGTCTCTCTGGGCTTCCGAAGCGGCCTTAGCCGAGCTAGAGGATGACAATAAGTTTTTACCCCACTCAAAGATATCCTTACCATATACGGTAAGTAGAGTTATACCAACCGACAACAAGGTATTCCAAGACAAAGCGGACTTAGCTATCTGCTTCCACACAGGAACACCTTTCAGTCCCTCCTCCCGTAAGGCGGCGTTCTCCTTCCTTATCCGAGATATTTGGTCTACCAATATAGGGATATTGTTAGAGATAGCGAGAAAGCCGGTCTGTAGAGATACCGAGAATGCGGGAAACTCACGGGTTAATTGATTGATTGCGTTTCCCATTCCATCCCATGTGGAGACATAATTACCCACGTTTCTCTGATGCTGTCCCAGACTTTTATCAACAGATTTTACCTGAGTGTCCAAAGCCGCTATATTCTTTTGCAACTCTACTCCTAACTTGCTGTTAGCGGCTTCCGTGGAAAGCATCCGATATGCCTTTCTCAGCCTCTCCAATTGCAATGATTGCTCTTGATAACTATCGTTGGCCGAGTTGATCATTTTTGTCTCATTCGTAAGAATGTTCAACAGCTCTCTCAAGGATTCTCGATGAAGCAATTCAGACCTTACCAGATCCTGCCTCTTTTGCGCGGCATCTTTAGTTGAGATAGCCCCGCTTTTCTCCATTTTATTCAATTGGCTTTTCTCCTTGGATAGTTGGGCCAATATCGTCCTTTCTTGAGCGACCCTGCGTATATTCTCCTCCCTAGATCCCAATGTCTGGTCAATGAGTCCCTTCAATTCCTGACTTATGACAACCTCTTGTTGCTTGGCTTTCATGTTCTCCGAGATAGCGTTTGATTCCTTGGCTACGGAAGAGGATGATTGATCTAAACTATTTTGAACTTTCCCAGCCGCTTCCGCATATCTCTTGTTAACCTCTATCAGCTCATCAATCTTTCTCTTGTACTGGTCATTGGTCTTATTGAGAGTGTCAATCGTGCTTTTAAGCGCTGATACATTTTTCTTGTACTCCTCGATCTTGGCGTTCAACTCTGACAAGCTTGAGGGATTTATCGTCAACCCTTTCCCTATCTCTTTTACCAACCCGATATAGACATTCTGCGTATCCGCTAATTTCCTATCCAGACGCTCCAGTTGATCAAACGCCTCTTTCCCTACTATATCAGTGATCTTAGTCTCGTTTCCCGCCATAATTCCTCATGTCCTCTAATTGGTTAAACATAATCCTTATCATATTCCCGTACTCGGCAGCGGTGAACGTGTCAGGATCGATACGCATCTTGAAATAGGTGGACACGATCATTCTCTCACGGGTGAAATCTTTATCCTTGGGGTCTACCACCTTAGACTTGTTCCTATCCAGAACGCTCAGGCTATATTTCACTTGTGACATCTTGGACTGGATTCTCTTTTTAGCGACGATCAGATCTTGCTCTCCCGGCTCCTCCGGCATGCGGATACCTACCCTGCCAAGAATATCCGAAGCGTCAGCGTACATCATAGCGTCTATCAAATGATCTGCTGACTCCAACAGGATAAGCTTGATATTGCAATCCACCGCCCTTGACCGATCCTCTATCTCGATAGCGATATTCTTGTTACCGGTTATAACGGAATACTCGTCAATAAGCCCCATCGCCGCTTTCCTTAACTCCCCTTCGGTGGGCTTGGTCCTCCCTCCTTTTATAAGGGCGTTAAGATTTCCCTTGTACATCTCGATGAACTTGCATAAGGGTATCTCGTCGCATGTCGTGTATATATTCGCCATACTATTTATAAATAATGGATATATTCAACAATATCGCCTTTAGATACCATGGCATCTAAAGGCTCGAAGGCAAACGTGCCATCCGTTTTACGGATAAGCACGTAAATGCGTTTATCGGAAACGGCCATCTTGATAGCCAGCCTCCTTATGTTCTCGTATGTGGCCATCGCCTTGTTCTGCGAGGCGCAATTGCACGGCTTTATCATTTGAACCCGTATTTCTTGAATAACTTATCCAACGCGGGAACAACCCGCTCCTCAATCAAATAAGCCCTAGCCTCCGGGGTCAAACCCAGATGACCGGGGCCGTATTTCTTCTCTAAAGCGTCGTCACCGGCATAGAAACCGATGGATCTCGTGACTATCTTGCCACCATCCTTGCCGCCTTGCACGATCGGCGTTATACTGGCGTGGTAATCGCCTCGTATGATAAGGTTGGGGGTGTTAGGGTCCCGTGGCGGAAGATGGAGTATGTCGGAGGACCTAGGCGGGGTTATGCTTTCCTTCATCGCCTTATACCATCTGGCCTTGGCCCTCGCCGCCTTTGGGGTCTTCGTCGTCTCCACGAAATACGGGTCATCCAGATAGGTAGGCTTCAAAGGCTCCTTGTTCTCGTCTAGCCCGGACATGAGTTGATCAGTGATCAAGTCATGGATCAATCCCTCGCTCTCCCTCAAGCTGTTCGTAACCTCCGGCCAGAAGTTCTTCTCCAGCGTCCTCACGGCGTTCGCCACTCCCGCTATTGTCCCCATGGTTCCTCTCCATTATATCATAAGCGTCACCTAATATCCTCCTTCGATCCGCCATTCCCCGGTCAAGGAAGAAAGATCCCTCGTGAGCCTTCACGAAAGCCTTCCTTCCCATACCGAGACAAGCCTCATCATTGAACGATACCCCGTTTATGACCATTGCTCTATACCTTTAACGTCCTCTGCGTATAACTCGGACGGTCTCTTGAGCGCGGGAGTACCGGAGGACGGGGTAAGAGACAACGTGCCGTCATCGGGATTATACGTGGCGGCTGTCACGTTATTCCACACGGAGGAGGAACCTAATAGCGTACCGTACATCTCTGTCAAGTCAAAACCGCCATAATGCTCCACGACCTTGTACTTATTCTCGCCTGTAGCCAATTTCTTGACATCCACCCAGACCAATCCCTTCGCCTCGTCCAAGATATCGATATCGCTGGTGAAAGATATAGCGTTCATCCATGCTTTCTCAACATCCTTATAAACGAGGTTGATCGTAAGCGATGCGTTCTCTCCGGAGCTCTTGAACCTCTGTCCGCCCGGATAAACGGCACCGAGCTCATATCCCCTGAAATCACCTTCCGTATCGGTCTTCTCGCCATATACGACATTATTCTTGTCGATGAAGATCACCCTCATGCTCTCGTTCTTGAGCTTCATGAGATTGGTTCGCAAGCCCTCGTCATAATCGTTCATCGTGTAAGTCTCGACAAGCTCGCTATAACCCGTGATCTTGGACGAGCCATAACCGGTAGCCGATGTCTGTGCCTCGCCTCCGGAAGTGGCGTACTCCGCTATCGTCGAGATCGGATATACACGGTTCGGACGGTCGGCGTGGGCGTACTCTCCCAGCTTCGTGTCAAAATCGGATATCTTGAACATCATACCTACCGGAGTGAGTATGATCGCCTTGATATAGTCGGGAACGAACGGACACTTGCTCGTGCCGGTATTGAAAATCTCGGAACCGCAGTCCCTGAACATTTTTACTGCCATAATTATCTACATGTTATATTTTTTACATTTAATCTTAAATCCTTAATATCAATAGCGTCTATGCGATCGTCGAACTCGCTTTTCCCCTCGCCATACACGCCAGCCCTTCCATACCTGAAATTATCGGTCTTCACATGGGATACTATCGCCCCGGGGCCTATATCAAACTTGCGATCGTTGGATATCCTCCTTATAAGGCTGTCATATACCGGATACAACGTAGCCTTGAAGGACTTCTCCAATCGCTCCTCATTGGTATAATTCCCCAACGTATTCACGGCTATTATCAAGGAAAGGCTCACGGACGTTAATGAAGGGTTGGACTTGTCCTCGTCGAACGGGGAATATAACCCTATCATAGGATATTTCCTTCCCGCCGTTACGGGTGCCTTCCCCATGGCGGAAAGCGTCTTGGCCATATATTGCCAATCACCGAATTGGTAATTGACCATATACCCAACGTCTTTTGAAACGCCAGCGACGATATCCCTGAATATATCCACCAAGACATTCATATATTCATCTCATTTATATGGGTCAATATATTCCTGTCAATATCCATGTCCTCCTTGAAAGACTCCCTTACGCGATCCGATATCCCGATGTTGATATCCACCATATTATTCCAAGCTTGGGTCATCATCCGTGAGGTATGCGCCAATATCCGCCTCACGTCCACGTCATCGGACGTGGAGGATACGGATATTAGCGTCTCGTTTCTCTGGTAATGAAAATAGACATACATAGCCATGGGAGACCTATCCGATCTCAATATCCCTAGGATATAATCAAACATGTCGTTTCCCTTCCTGCCATTATCGGCGTAATCGACGAATGAGTCATAATATCCTCCCATGAGCGAGACGAGGTACTCTTCCCCGTAGGTCTCGATATACCATCCCACGTTCTCCGATATGGCTCTGGAAGCCTCATTGGAGAATCCCCCGTCCTCCGGTATCACGAGTCCCTGTATCCTAAGGTCTCCCTTGAAGTACGCATTGTCTATTATCATCGCTATTTATCTTTATCAAGTGACATTTTCGAGTCCCCGAAGACGGATGTCTTGGTATCCGTGTCCGGGATTCTCTTTCTTGTCCCAACCGGGGTCTTTGAGGATATATCGATCATGCCAAGCTCCTTTCGTATGGAATTCTCCTGAATGACCTTGTCGACCTCCATCTCCTCACCCGTTATAATTATAGAAACCCTCATGTCATTATGTATTAAGAGGATTTCTTGATAGCGGTCAATACGTCGGATAACTTGCCATAGGCGAACGCCCACGGGTTGTATACCGGCATGATAACCTCCTCGTCCACGATCACCGCCGTCTGGTTTTTCAATCGGCTCTCGATATCATCGGCGAACTCGATATTGATAGAGGTATAATCCACCAAGGAGGCCCCGTTAACCATATCCCCGACGAAATAATACCCCGGCATGATACAAGTGGTCTCGACAACGGGTCTTCCGGCCACGTACTTCACGCCGTTCACCAACGTCACGAGATTCAAATCCCGCCCCGACGTGTCCTTCAAGGTCTCGATCTCAAACAAGGTGGATGGGTTCATGGCGATCATATTCGGGGTATACTCAGCGTACGTCATGACACCGAAGATAGCCTTGACAGCGTCCCCTAGGTTCGGGGATGCGACGGTGTTGAAGAAATTATTCTTAACCTCGAAGGTAGCGGCGGTGAATACGCCGGAAGCCGTGAAAGCCACCTCTACCATGATCTCCCGATCGTTCATCTTATGGATATCGAAAGTTCCGTTCAGGTCCGTGAATGTGGTTACGCCCTCGATCTTGATCTTCTGGCCGTCAACGATCTTGTCCTGCGGGTTGGTAAACTCCACGATAGTGGCTTTTCCGCCATTGTAGCTTCTCGCTCCCTTGATAGATCCGGCCTCTCCGCTGACAACCGCGTCGGTTATGATATCGGATACGCATTTAACGCCATCGTATTTGGTGATACCCTTCAGGTTATCCCCCGTCCCATCGCCGAACATGATCTGGAAATCCTCGGCCATCCTCACCCAAGAGGATAAGCGATTGATCAACCATGAGCGGACATATACCCTAGACTTGAGCAATCTCTTGGACAAATAAAGGAAGGTACCGACACGCTTAACCTCCGAGCTCTCCTCCTTTAACTTGAAGGATGATTGGGATAACCGCCCGTTCTCGGACACGAAAGTGGCGTTACGATCCAAGTCGTAGATCAACTGCCATGTCAACATCGGGAAGGCGGGATCACCCTGATCGACGCTCATGAGATTACGGAAATTGATCTTTTTCTCGCTTACCTGCGTAACGACCCTGTTTTGCTGCTGACTGATCAAGATATTGCCCGTATAACTATCCGTCATACTGACCACGTCCTTCAAATCCAAATGGAAATTCCCGGAGGACTTCGTCTTACCATCTACATATTGCTTGAATTTCTCAGAGTCAAGGAACTCATTGATACTTTTCTCAAGAGGGCTATCCCCCCCCAAGGTGATGCCACGCCCCTTCATTTGCTCAATCTCCTTGCCCATGGACTTGATGATATCACGAATCTCTGTGACTTCCTTATTGTTATTACCGGAACCTAGGGATTTAAGCTTCTCGCTAATCCCGGACATCGTCTCCTCGTACTCCTTCCTGTCTATGACATTAGCTCCGTAATCCTCCAGACACTTGTTGACCATCTTCTCGATAGTCCCAAGCGTTTGTTTCTCCTCGTCACTCAACTCACTCTCCTTCTTGGCGAAACCGGAGAAGGACAATACCGGCGCAACCGCCAAGGCATAGGCCGGATCGCCCACGCATGCGATAACGGCAAAAACCACCAAGGTCAACGCCATGATAGCGAGACCTCCTAAATTCTCATAAAAACCTTTCTTCAACATAAATAAATTGATTAATTGTTATTAATAAGATCACCTAGAGACCCTAAAGTGCATCTAGCGGCTTTATGTTTCTCTATCTGAGTGGAGTCTTCCGGCTCAGATATAAGGGTGTTGCTTCTATATATTCTGGAATAACATTTAGGGCAGCGGACATAAGAGGCGAAATCATCAACGGATTTCTTGGAGTTGATTATCTCCAAGATACGGTCTTGTAACTCCGGCTTGATCTTTTCCATCTCCTGATATACCACATCCTCCGTTATCCATCGTGAATAGTCACCGACGGCATCGATCACTTGGCTCTCCAACGTGTGTTCCGGTACTGACCCATAATCGAAAGCCAGCCCGCAATGAGGGCACTGTACTATATTAGATCCGATCAACGCTTTCTCTACGATAGATATGTTAGCCTCAAGAGCCTTGAGCTTATCTCCGCTATATCTCTTATTTAAAGCGTCACGCATCATATTTATATGATCTCTCAAGTCACCACCCCTCAATTCCTTTATATCCATCAAGAATGTCTGAGGATTAGCCCCCCAATGGGTCAGCGTGCTATACTCGCCCAAGAACCACTCCTTAACGATAGCCGGGTTATTGGAATCCCGCTTCACGGCCCTAACGCCCACGGAATGCTCCAAGGTCTTGCCATGATCCCTGTATAGCTTGTAATCCTCCAGCGTCTCTACGCCTATCTGCTTCTTTAGATTGATCTGCCCGGTCATGACCAGATTGCCATCCTCCTCCACTCCCTCTATAGGGCAGCCAAGAAGCTTGGTCTTGTCATGGTTGAGAAACCACTTGCACCTGTTGAAATTCTCTTGGAGCGTCTTGGAGAAAGAACCGGGAGACGATATATCGCCGTCGCTGTCCTTTATCCCGATACCATTAACGGCCACCTTGACTATTCCTTTCTCATCCACGTCCGTGGACTTGGTCTTAAATAATATGCTTCTATACGGTTCCATGTCGGTATAAATAAAAAGAGCCATACCCCGCAGGATACGACTCCCGCCGGGTATGGCTCTTAGGCTCTAATTTCTTTATTTGTTATGTCCTACAAATATAGGGTTAATATATTAAAAAGCAAAACTATAGAATCATTTTTTATCATCATCAACATCACCCCTATCGTCATCGCCCTCGTCGGACGGTTTTTTGTTATCAGAAGTCCCTCCAGAAGAGGATGAGACGCTCCTTGATGGACCGCCAGACCTAGCTAAGGATATGATCTCCTTGACCAAGGCCAATTCCTCGGTAGACATATCGTAAACCAACTTGTCATACAAGGGGTTCCCTACCTTGCTCTCCCCTATCTGCGCTCTCCAGTCATTCAACGTCAATACGCCTCCCATGAATTCCTTCTGGCATTTCTCCGATACGATACGCCTCTTCTCTACCATATCCTTATCACGTACTTGCAATACGCTTACGCCACTAAAATCCACGTCTATATACATGCCGGACTTATCAAGGCCAAGAAAGGAGGTCATCGATCGGCAGAATTTCCGGGCCTCAGGAATAACGATATTGGAATAAACGGATATCTCGGCGATATCCTGATTGTCGTACTTGGCCATGTCCTTGCGTGGAATCAGCACTGAAGGTATACCATATATACCGGCTATCTGTATAGCGTCCGCCAAAGTCTCCTCGAAAGGCATAAGTTCTTGGATGGACATGTTTATCCTCACGAACTCCGTAGGGACATCCACTATGCTCATTTGGGACCTGTCATTAGTCAAGCCATAATTGTCGTTCCACTCCTTCCTTATGTTTCTCTTCTCCTTGTCGGTGAGAGGAAGGGAACCATCAGCGTCATATTTCTTGCTTATCAGCAATCCCAAGGCCCCCCTTTTAACGTATATGACATTCCTTGCCTCGTACACGGCGACCAAGTTGGCGATAGGATAACGTTGGGTCTCCAACCTGCTACGTCCCTTTAGGTATGAGCTATTCAATCTCATATTTATATCCTTATAGTGGATGACCAGAGACGGGTCTATATCCATAAGTCCCGAGCTGGTGGAAATACGATAGCTGTTGATTATATCCTCCTTTGTTGACGGCTGGAACAAGGGAATGGACATCGGGCTGTTTATCACGACCTGATCACTTGGCAAGACCCAATAGGTATCGCACCATTTCCATAGCTCCTTAGGCTTTATCCCCCCTACAGACGGGGAGGCCTGCCAGAATCCATTACCTGTCACATACTTATAGACAAAAAACATCTTAACCAAATCCTCGAACGAGAATAAAGGGTTAGGATTGCTAAAAAAACGGTTCATCTCCTCGTTATTGAACACCACGGAATCATCCTTCGCCAATTTTAATTGATAATTGCCGCCCGCTATCCTGCTAGCCAAGAAATCCACGGGGAAAAAGACCTCTCCCATGGTCTCGAAAGCCTCGATAAAATTCCCGGAACAGGTATAGGGGCTGAACACCCCCAGATAACCGGACAAATCCACGAGTCCTCTCGACCTTGGAGGACGATCGGGCACATTCGCCACCTTATCCTCTTTCCTGAAAAAATCAAACAAACCCATAATATATTCGTTTTAAATATTGTTTCGTACCAAAATCTCCGCTATAGCGGATAGGCAACACAGCGACTCCCCTCCATCCTTGCCCCCATAATCTAGCATATTCTCGACAAACGACAGGTAATCATCCTTCTCCTCGTAATTGTCGAGAAAATAAAATCGATCTCTCACGGTCTCCGAATGGGCGGATATCCTCAATCTTGCATCGGAAGCCCTCTTCCTTATCCTTATATCGCACTCCCCGGTCTCCCTTATCTCCCTAGCTACAGGGAAATAAGCCTTGTCGCTCTCAAACACGACATCACTCCATCCTATAGGACGCAAGAAATCCTTTAGAACTCCAGCCTCCGTGATATCCCTCAACGAGGCATCCAGAACGTACGCCTTCCCGTCCATCAATGCCACCTTTGCCATACCCGCAAGCCCGTCAGGATTGACTGCCACATAGACTATCCTCGTGGCGTTCGATATATCCAATTTTACGTGGTCGTAATATCTCATATCCTCCTCCTTATTTTTATTGTGCCTTCTCCTTAGCGAGAAAGACGTATACCTATCCTTTAATATCTCCGTGACAAAATAACGCTTGGTATCGCTAAGGTGACCGGCCTTCTCGTAGGACTGACCCGTAATCTTGTCCTTTACCCTCTGCTTGAGCATCGCCCCGTTGACATCCTTCTTTACGATGATATAATCGTTTATCGACGTATCGCAACTCTCATCGATCATGATGGACACGTCTTTTATATCTCCAGAATATATCGCGTTGATAAACTCCCCGGTCATGGATACGGAAGGGTTCGACCTAGGCAACCTGTCCTCGCTGCGGAATCTCTTGTCTATACCCTCCTTGAACTTATCGAAAAAAGACCTCTTATCGTCATCTATCGTATTCCCGGCCTTGGTAGATACGTCACCATACAAATATACCATGTCATCGTGACCGATCTCCTCCAAGTACTTGACCGTGATCTCGGCAGCCTTGGTGACCGTGTTGAACGGATCGGACGGGGTTTCCTCGTGAATCTGCCTTATCCTCGTTATATCCCCGGTCTCAACCTGCCAAAAAGAGATGGAGATATAAGGCAGGACGTTGTTATCTATCGATATATGCACGGGAGCCTTGACATATGGGCACTTGCCCTTATGCTTGGCGGGGTCGAAGGCGTGGAAGAACTCGCCACCCGTCCTTATCGTCCCCCACTCGCCCAAGGCGTATATCAGATAATAAGCGTAATCCCTTTCCTTGTCCCTCTCGAAATCCGCTATCGTCTGAGCGTCATAAAAGCCATACGTGCCATCAGGAGACCCTACGACCCAGAAATTATTAAGATAGGTGGACTTGATGATAACCATATCCGGGCGGTGCGTCTCGTAAGTCTTTTTTCTTGGGTTGTATATGGTCCGCTCGGAATTGACCCATTTCCTCCCTACCTCGGAATATTCCTTTGGCAGTATCTTACCCGTTACGCTATCCTTGAGCTTCCCGTACAGATGATTGTCCACCTCGGTCAATGTCTCGGTATCAAATATCTTTTTCTTGATCCAATGATCCTCCGATATCGGGTTAAATAGAGCTACGATCTTCTGTCCCTTGCGACCACGGAGACGCTTCCTTATCTGTTTCAAGTCGGATTCATCGAACTCGGATATCTCCTCGCAAAATACGTACTGATAAGATTCGAGGCCCTTGATCTTCTCCGGATCGTCCAGCCCTTTGAACCGGATAATGGAACCGTTGAAACACCTTATAAGGTTTTCTTGGAATTTGAAAAAAGTATCTATATGCAATGATTTAGCCGCCTCTTGGAACGTCTTGTAGATACTGTCCGCTATGGTTGCTCCGGTCTTCCTAAAGACAATCGTGTTATAGCCCTTGGATATACATTCCAACAGGAAGGCTTGGGCCGCTGAGAAAGACTTGGCGGAAGACGATCCCCCGTACATGAAGATGAACCTTATATCGTCATTCCCCAACGCCAGCTTCAAATGGTGAAAGTTCGGATTGAACCTCTTGTAGCTTATTATCCTCCTGTTATCCGTCTCAGCTCCCAAAATATTAAATATAGAACAATTATAAAATTATAAACCTCGTATTTTTTCTAACAAACATATCCATTTATTTAAAAATAGAACACTATTCATCTATTCCGGTATCTATTCCGATCAGCGATTTGCCAAGGTCTACCACGGTTGGAGCGTCAAAGCCAAGCATCTTGCAGATACGTTCTATGGCTTTCAGCTTATCGTGCATCTCTATCTTGACATATTCCACGTCAATGATCTCCGGGTCATCGCTCGTCCCTATATTTTTCTTCAGGATTTTAGTAGATATGCTCTTGATAGCCGACTTCTCCTTGTCCGTTAGACTCTCGAACTCCTTGCGCTCTATCCATGTATTGTGGAGGTGGGCTATGGACGAGAACGCTATGTTACCTAACTCGCCCAGTAATTTCTCCTTGGTTATATCAGATTTAACTTTCTGCTCCTCTTGCAGTTCCCTTACCCTTGACTGAACCTTGACATCATCCAATAAAGCCGAAGCCTTCTCCCATACGGACTTATCTTTCCATTTATCGCAAGAGTAGGCACGCCTGTACGCCTCGGAAGCGTTCCCGCCGCACTCGATATAGTAATTACAGAAATTCTCTTGTTTTTGTGACA